ATGCTCACCATCAAGCAGATCGACGCGGCAAAGCCGAAAGATAAACCGTACCGGCTGCTCGACAGCAACGGGCTGTACCTTTATGTGCCGGTTACCGGAAAGAAAGTCTGGCAATTGCGTTACAAGCTCGATGGTAAAGAGAAGGTGATGACGGTAGGAAAATATCCACTCATGTCATTGCAGGAAGCCAGAGACAAAGCGTGGCTTGCCAAAAAGGATGTTTCTGTCGGTGTCGATCCGGTAAAAGCAAAAAAGCTGTCAGTTAAAGACAACTCGTTCGGCTCTATATACCAGGAATGGTACGAGCACAAAAAACAGGTATGGTCAGAGGTATACAGCACCGAGCTGTCGCGCATGTTCCAGGATGACATTCTGCCGTTGATTGGCGGGATGGAGATTAACGAGATAGAACCAATGCAGATACTGGAAGTGATCCGCAGGTTCGAAGACCGTGGAGCAATGGAACGGGCCAATAAGGCGCGGCGGCGGTGCGGGGAAGTATTCAGGTACGCGATTGTTACCGGCCGCGCGAAGTATAACCCGGCCCCTGATCTTGCTGATGCCATGAAGGGATACCGGAAGAAGAACTACCCTTTCCTTCCTGCAGACCAGATACCAGCATTCAATAAGGCACTGGCTGGGTTCTCCGGGAGCATCGTTTCACGCATAGCAACGCAGGTTCTGCAATACACGGTGCTCAGAACAAAAGAACTCCGGTCCATGCAATGGTCGAACGTCGACTTTGAAACCAGGACGATTACGATCGCCGAAGAGGTGATGAAAGGACGCCGCCCTCATCTTGTTCCAATGTCAGATCAGGTTGTCTCTCTGCTTGAAATGCTGAGGCCGGTAACACAGCCTATATCAAGCTTCGTGTTCGCCGGACGTAATGATAAAACAAAGCCAATCAGTGAGAATGCCGTGCTGCTTGTTATTCGCCAGATAGGATATGAAGGTATAGCAAGTGGCCACGGTTTCCGGCACCAGTTCAGCACAATAATGAATGAACACGAATGGCCCGCTGATGCTATTGAGAAGCAACTGGCGCACGCTAACAGTGGATCAATACGCGGGATTTACAATCACGCTCAGTACATGGATAAGCGCCGGGAGATGATGCAGTGGTGGGCGGACTGGCTTGATGAGAAGGTGTCATAGAAAAGCAGCGCAAAGCCTTGCAAACCGATGATGATACTGCCGGCGATCAACACTGACGCCAGCAAGCATGAGAAAGAACAGATAAGCCGTACTGTTCAGGAAATGTTTGAAGAGGCTGAATTCTGGTTAGTGAGTGAGTAAAGATTTTCAATATCCGCCACAGTTACGTCTTGATTACGCTGTGGCGGATATTCATTTTCGTAAACGTTGGTTTAGGCGGCGGCCTGTCCGGCGTCGTCGGCGCAACGCGCAACGCAGCTATGAGCATCGCTACGGCGTCAGCTACCGCTACTTTTACGGCTGATGAAATTATTGTAGAAACAGCACTGGGCGGTACTCAATATCGACTCAGTTCTTTTAATAAAACTATCAATTTAGGGGTTGTCGGTGCGGGCGGGATGGATGTTGCTGTATCGGCGGGAGTTAGATATTTAGGCATTTATGCAATTTATAACCCGACAACTGGCGCATCTGCTTTACTGTCGACTGCGAATGCAACTGATGCTACCGGCGTATTCTCTACTATATATAACGGCGCTTTGCCATCAGGATACACGGCGTCCGCACTTATCAGCGTTTGGCTTACATCAAGTGGGACGTTTTATGTTGGGTATCAGATTGACCGTAAAGTCTATATAACGTCAAACGTAATCCTGAGTACGACAACAACAGCAACCGCCGCGTCAGTATTAAGTTCCTCATCATCAGCATTTCCAAAAAATGCAAAGACAATCTCCGGGTCAATTGCGACAACCACATCAAGCCAGCAAGTTGCCGAAATTTGGCTATTAGCCTTGCCGATTATCTATAACGGTCCTCGATTCGCCCTTAACTCAATCTGGGCATCAGGCGGCGGCCTGGGTTCCTGCGTTTTCTTTAATGACCATGCAATTACCACGCCGCAGACCATCTATTACAGTGCGTTCTCAACGAATGGCGCGACATTCCAATTTTCAATTAACTTAACAGGATACACATTCTGATGAGCACGAAAATTTATGTGGTTTTAAGCGGTGATGGCAAGTCAATACAGACATATTTTGGCACAACAGATCAGGACCCGGCACAGTGTCCGGGCATTACATCTGTGCAATCCTCAGACCAGATTTATCACGACTATTACGCACTCATGACAACTTACGGGATGCAGTACGGTATGGTCGTGCCTGATTAATTATCGTCATGCCTTGGTAGGAACCGGCCAATACTGCGTCACAATAACTGGGAATGAACTCCAGAAGGCCGCATATCGAGGATCTGATTCATCAACCGTTCCAAGATTTTCGAATGAATCAGGTAATGGGGGGTTACTAAAGTACGTGACGATATCCTTTTCGTCTTTCCCTGAAAACTGAACATAGATTGTCGTCATTTTAACCTCAAAAACTATAACATGTAATATATATGCTAAACGATGGCGTTCCAGTCGATGATGTCAGCGATATTCCCGCCATCTGCGAAGTGGGAATTGATATATTTGAAAACGAAGAGCCAACCGCAGAAAATGCTTGGACCGTAGATGTCATCCCATGCTCACCACTTCGTTGAGAATCAGAAGATATTAATATACTCATCAAACTGGTTTCTGATGAGTACATTAATAATGAACCAGAAACTAAAACAGCGTTAGGTGGTACTAGGGTTGCTATTGAAATAGTGCTACCAGGGGGATACTGAGTTGTGGTTGCCAGCACGGCCCTTGTTGGAGAGGTATTAATATTTCTATTTACTTGTGATCCCGTCAAAAACTGCGACCCTGAACTGGTAGGCCAGACGGATATTAATGCTGACGCAGTATAACCAGCTGGCATATTTGCACCGCCATATACCTGCGGGGCAACAGCTGCCGTGGCATTGACAGCCAGCATCGCACTGGCCGCAGTTGTCGGGTTATAAATCGCATACAGTGCAACATAGCCTGAAACCGGCGCAGTGCCCGTGTCCATCCCGCCAGCGCCGGTTGTAGCTAGGTTGATTGTTTTGTTGAAGCTCCCAAGGCGATATTGCAATCCACCCAGCGCGACACCGACAATCAGCTCATCTGCTGTAAATGTGGCTATTGCTGATGGCGCAGTGACGCTCATTCGTGCGTTTATGGCCGCGCCAACGACACCAGTTAATCCCGAACCTAAACCAAGGTTTGCGAGAGCGTCTGCGGCGTTGTTTGCGCCGAGTCCTCCCTGCTTCAAACTTAACGGGGTGGTCAGCCCTTTCAGCTCTGTGATATCGCTATTTGCCCCTTTCCTGGCGAGACCACCAATGGCCGGAATGGTTACACTGGTCCCATTAATCGTTACGGTGATGCTCTGGTTCGCTGAGATGCTGGCGAACGTCGCCCATGCTCCGATATTCTCGCCGTACTCATTAATAATCTGCGACATACTTTGCGCCAGGCCATCGACTGAGAGGCTGTCGGTAACGAGGATGCCGTACGTCTGTCCGCTCAGTGCCGGTGAAGCAGCCGGGGTAACGGTTAACGATGTGCCGCTGTTGATAGCGGTGATCTGGAACATCTGGACCGGGTTAGACATGACAATAATCGTCTGGCCAGCGCGAACCTGGCTGGCTGGTGCCGTCCAGTTCGTGCCGGTGCCGGTTGCGGTATTACCGTTGATGCTGATGGTTCCGGTGTTATAAATCATATTTTCTCCAGGCATAAAAAAACAGCCGAAGCGGTTAATATGTTAATCGTAGTTTGCCGTTTTTATGGCCGTCGTGGTCGTATGAAAGTCCACGCCGGAAGGTGTCCATGTACCGCTATAGGTGCGGGTCTCCGGGTCATACGTATCCGGAACGCGGATTACGCGCCCTCGCGGTTCGCAGGATATTTGCGGGATAGAGCCGTTAAACTGGCTTGAATCGAATTCGATGTGGAGTAACGCTGTGTTTGGATATCGTAACTTGGCGTCAATAACCTCAGTGAAGCTCTGCAGCGTCATCGTGTCGCTGATTACGCGCTTAATTTCGTACAATTTATTGTCAGGGCCAATGACGATCATGCCCGGCAGAACACCGTTGGCTGTCATTTCCAGCTGATTGAAGCCGTACCGCGCCACCAGCGCCTGCTCAAATACCGGCTCCATCGCATCGGCTCTCCATCTAACTGTGTCGCTCCTTATTAACTAAAGAATCTATCTGTTGCAGGGGAGACGATTACTGTAAATCGGTTTACAGTAAAGTAAAGCGTATTTGGTTGTCCCCCTTGCACCTTCCAGACGTTGACTGTGATTGGTACGTTGACCGCGCCTGCAGGTACATCCACATAACCTACAACGTTTCGGAGGATTGAGGTGGTATTGTTGAACGTTTCATCAAACATAACTACTCCGTTTATCGTTAGCTGGACCCTAAATTGGTTATCTGGTCTAGAAACGCCCATTGAAATGGCTGAATATGGTATGCAAATACGAGCAGGATAATTCAGGCCACCTCTCCAGTATAATGTCTGGCTCCTTCCGTCCCCTCCTGCTATAGACATTTGCGGGAAAGTCCAAATTGCGCAAACGTCACCCTCTATTTTATTAGCTCGGACCGTCCCATTAAAATATCCGTCATTGCCGTAAATTGTACCGCGGACTGTTACGTTATTGAATTCACTATTTCCATTTTTATTGATATGCCAGCCTACCGAACCTGTAACATAGTTGTTGGACTGGATGTAGTTGCCGATTTTGGCGTTACTGATGGTGCCATCGCCTATCACCGTATCCCTGATAATCACCTGCCCGTTCTGAATAACAAACGGTAGCGTAACAGTATCTCCAGCCTGATGAGTCACCGCAAATCGGTCAGCAAGGAAAACAACTTGCGACTGCATACCGTTCGGAGTGTTCTCAACGCCGATCCCCATCCCCGCGGCGTAATACTGTCCGTTGCTGGCCACGCCAACTTTGATTGAGTACAGCGCGGATAAATCACCGTTGATACCTGCAATGGCCTGGGCGTTTGTCGTGATGGATGAGGTATGCCCTTCAACCGTCGCTGTGATGGCGTTGATTTGTGTCGCCGTCGCCTGCTGATAATTCGAAACCGTCTGGCTCAGGCTGTTAATCGAGGATTTATTACCGGCGACGTCCGTTTGCAGACTTAACAGCGATTGAGCAGTGGCCTCCTTCTCATCGACGATAACCTGATCGATGCGGTCCAGCTGCGCGCTGTTTCCGGCAACCGTGGCTGAGAGCGTTTTCCGCGTGGCGACCTGCGCCAGGTTGCTCTGAATAATCGCGATGGCGGAGTTCTTCATCTGCCCGTTCACGCCGTCCATACTTAGCGCGATTTCATCGATTTTAACTGCGGCTTGCGCCAGCCCGTCAGCGTTCTCCTGAATATCTTTGGCCTGTTGCTCAAGGTCATCGACAGCCTGTTTAATATCATTAGCCATGCCAGCGACTTTCTCACTGGTGTCGACAGCATTCTCCATCAGGTCCTTAAACACCAAGGAGTCTTTCATATCCTCCAGGATAGAATCCGTGATATCGGAAACATCGACGCTCGCCTGCCCGCGCACCAAGTCTGTCCATCCGCTCTGATTCCCGATCCTGTCTACAAGACGAGCCCGGTACCAGAACTCCTGCCCAGCCTTTAGCCCCATCTGCTGATAAAGTTTCTGCGGATACGGTACAGATGCCAAAAGCATTGGATTTGAACCGTCAGCTGCAATGCTGTATTGCAGTTCAGTGCTCATGGTGTCACCAGTATTGGCAGGAAATCCCCAGGTAACGTTAACCCCAAAGATGACATCTTCGGAGGCCGTGAGCCCTACAGGTTTTGGAACATCACCCGCACGCCCCGTCAGGTGGGTAAGCGCAGAAGTTGCCCACAGGCTGGATGAACCACCAGAGCTGATAGCGCGGACGCGGACCAGATAATCACCCTCGAAAATGCCAGGCACTTCGATATTGCGAAGACCGGTCTCCGGTACGTTAATCCACTCATTGTCGCCGCGCTTCCACTGTGCCCGATAGGCTATGACATCGGCCTGTGGCTTACCGTTCTTGTCGACAGGTGCATCCCAGGATGCTGTAAGAGTAGCCACTCGCTGCCCCTGGCGCACCGCGTCATAGCTCGCGACCACAATATTGGTCGGCTGGTTGACTAGGCCAGTTGGTATCAGGCTCGTTGGTGGCGTGTCCAGACGGGCATTGTTATCGACCGCATCATATTTTGACGCGTTGTATTCTGCGCCAGTGATGCTGAAGGTATTTTCCTCGTCGTTAAATGTCAGATTGGTGACGCGGAAGTACTGAAGACGCAGCTGACCCGCATCGATGACGAATACTGCGTTAGGTGCTGGCACCGCAGTAAACGGCGTGGACACAATAAGTTGTGTGCCATTTACCGCCTGGATTACCCTGCTTTCAACAATACCACCCTGCGTTCGAATCATCAGCGTATCGCCAGCAACGGCGCTGGTACCGCGATCCGTTGTTACGGCTTTAAGTCCGGCGTTGTAATCAACAACACGTCCACCATAGACCCGCCCTGACAACCGTTCATCAGCAAAAGCGAAAACGGTACCCGGCACATATGCGAATCCATCAAGCCCGGTCTGCAGCGTGATGATGCGGTCAAGAGAGTTCGAATAGACCGCCCAACTTCCACGGCGCTGCGCCTCGCTTTCGCGCGTACATCCGATCGCCGTCAACTGTGTCTGCTTAAACTTAAACTGCTTCACCAACTCAGGGAATATCACGGCGGTGGTGCGATCCTGGTAGTGATTATCCGGGTCGCTGAAGTTAATCAGCGCCGAACTGTAGCGGTTCTTCTCGCTTCCGCTCGAGTAGCTCGGCTTACCTACAACGGATGCGCGGGTGAGTATCTGCAACTTCGACGTGTCTGCCGGCATGTCCGAGACAACATTGAACATGTTGTTGCCCCAGAACGTCATGCCGTTGAAGCCTGCGGCGATATCCTTGATCACCTGCCAGGCGTCGGCCTGAGCCTGAATATAAACGTCAAACATAAAACGAGGCTCGGTACCGCTACCTCCCTTGCCATCCGGCACTTTCTGATCACAACGCTGGGCAATACGATACAACTCCCACTTATCAAGCATCGCTGCCGTAACCCTGCGACCGAGACCAAAGCGGGGTTCAGTCAGAATATCGAACCAAATCCATGCGGGATTATTCGTCCATCCCCATTTGAATGTACCGTCCCATGTACCGCTATACGCACGAGCAATCGGATCGTAGTTCTGAGGGATACGGATTACCCTTCCCTTCGGCTTACATGAAATCTTCGGAATATTGCTGAATGACTTAGCATTGAATGACACATACAGCAGCGCCGTGTGCGGATATCGCAGGCGGGCATCGATTACCTCAGTGATTGCCTGCACCTGGGTTTTGTTCTGCAGCATCTGGCTAGTGCTATCAGCGGTATCTCGAACAACGCGAATCTGCCAACCGGTTGTAGCTTTGGGCAAATTGATACGGTGCGTCAGCTCATAGAGAGAGCTGAGTTTCTCCGTCACCGTTTTGGTCATCACCGTAGAATACGCGCCACCATCAACGGCGAGATCAATATGGTATTGCACGGTTGTACCAACGATATCACCATCATTTTCCTGCTGCTGAAGTCCTGGAATACCAATGCGCACCAGTACGGCATCGATCTGGGTATTACTGATAGCTCGAGTCCATGGGGTGACTTTCGTCAGCGAAACACCAATGCTGGTTTCATTTTCAACTGCCGGGAATCCGGGGATTGGTGTCTGAACCTGAGTGCCAGAACGGAAGTCCCAGGTAACGTTCTCAAAGTTCATCGTACCATCGGCATTGCCCAGCGGAGTGCCGTCTAAGAAAATACGCGTGGCATCCAGCCCACCAGCAAACTCACCTTCACCCAGCGCCAGCAACATACGACAACGCGCCATAGATTGGGCTGAATCAGGCTGTTCTACGGGCGTGTGCTGCTTCTGGCTGCCACCCTTTGCACCAGTAATCTTTGCCATATTGCATCCATAAAAAAAGCACCCGGAGGGGTGCTAATTGAAAGATAAGGAGTCGTCAGATATCTTCGGCAACTATGCCGGCACTGATGATGGCGCCGCCAATCTCGCGCTCACCGTAGAGCACCGCTACCGGGTTACCCATGGCAAGAGTGTTTACCGAACCACCGAAAGCATAGCTGGGTTTATTATCAGGGTCATCACGTCCCTGTAGTCCTCTCGATTGAGGTGATAGCATTTGGTAAATGCCACCGGCCATCATGCCAACACCACCAGCAGCAAGGCTCGCGCCAAAGGTGGCAAGCGCTCCGGAACTGAAATATGATATGGCTATTCCCGCGACCACCATCACAGCACCGAGGATAGTCTGGAATATCCCTGCTTTTTTCGCTCCCTCCATTACAGGTGCAATACGGATATCACTATCCCCCGCCAGTTCTTTAAAGTCCTTCACGCCGATATTGCGTTTCCCACGAAACACGGCGAAAGTCATGCCGTTCTTTTTGGCGTCATAAAGATATTGCTCCAGCCCGTCGAAATTGATGCACAGGGCTTTCACCGCTTCCGCTGACGTTTGCACTGCCAACTTATGCACTCGCCCAAATCGCGCACCCAGCGCGCCGTACAATCGAATCGTGGTTAAGCGCGCCATGGCTGAATCTCCTGCGGCAAATATTTATGACGGACGCAGATCATCGTCCTGTCTTTGAAATAACCTCGCGCATACGGCGTGATACAGGATGGTTGCCCGTACAGATGGTGAAGCAGCTCGCCTTCCTCGGTAATGATCCCCGCGTGGTTCCACTTACTGGATTCAACCTGCATGATGACCATACAGCCTGGCGACGGGTCGCATTCGACAAACCCTTCCCGCTCCCAGTTATCGAAATACAGGTTGTCCGGGTACTGGCTTTCCCACCACGGGTAATCGACGCGGAAATCAGTCAGCGTTACGCTCTGGGTAGCGTGCCAGTCCATGACCAGTCCCCAGCAGTCGTGAGAGCCCAGGATGAACGGGCGGCCAATCAGCGGGATGGCGTCCGGTGTTATCTCGGCATATTCCTCGCAGTCCGGGGCGTAGATGCCCCACACCACACCGGAGTTGTTGCACTGCTGGCGATCGAGGTCGGACGGGATAGGCCGCGAGCCGTCACCCGGATGTGAGTGGATGACACGGATAATCGTGCCGGCATCTTCAGCATTCGCCCAGTGTTCACCATCGATACGGAAATGATCTGTCGGGTTTTCGTGGCTGTTCGGAACCGGGATATAACGCTGGCGCCGCCCCGACTGAATGATGAGACCGCAGCACTCGTGCGGGGATTCCTCCAGCGCATGCGCTCGGATCGCCTTCATAATCGTTTTATTCATTTAGATGTCCGGTTATCGAGAGAAAAGCACGGTTGCTGGATAGCCGCCGAAATCGAGGATTGCGGTATTGGGCTCAGCCAGGCCAGCACCAAACCGCTTACGACAATCGCTCAGACAACCACCGCATACATCCAATGCAGGGTCAGTGACTACATTACCTTTCGCATCGAAATACGCCGTGCCATTGTAGGTACAGCCATCACCGCTGCGGTATTGCCCGCGCAAAGCCCACTCACAGAGTGATGTGATCTGCCGGGTGGGAATAACCAGATTCTGCAAATCCGCCGGGCTGCTAAGAGACCACGACACCACCTCATCATCTTCTGAGGTTTTGGTATCCAGCCAGAAGGTTTGCAAAGAGAACGCTGTCGGATCCGCCGTTGGGTTAACGCCGCCCGGAAAGTTCACCGCGTCAAGATAAACGGCGTAGGTGTCGATGATGCTTACCTTCGCGTTAACCATGTCCTTGAACTGCAGGCAGAGCGCAGTGATATGCCCGTCAAGGTTCGATACGCTAAGTTTCGGCTCAGCGGCCTGGTCGGTCGAGAGAGCGAGGTCAGAAATCTGGAATGGCCAGAAGTCGAAGGTTTTACCATCCCAAAATATGGGCTTTGGTCCAAGTTTAGTCTCATCGCCTTTCGCCGCTTCGATCTCGGCGGGTGTATGGGGAAATGGACTGTAGTGGAAGCGATGAATACCGCCACTGAACTCTGAAGCATCTACTTCAACCAGCCGGACTCTACCGCCCGGCGCCAGCATTGCAGCTGTATCAATCAGTGCTGTCATGCTCCACCTCAGGCATAGACGCCATAGGCGCGTTTAATCGTGAATGTCAGCTCAGCGAATTTGCTGCTAATCTGGTTTTTGCGCACGGAGTCGGCGACAACGCGGTACAGCCCCTTCTCTTCTCCCGGCGGTGTGATGATGAAAGCCTTAACGGTATGCTCCAACAGGAAGTCGCGAACTACGTTAACTTCCGCCTCCGTTCCTGCGTGCTTCATTGGAACCTGAATGGCGGTGGAGTTAATACCGTTCTCAGCTACCTGCTCATAACCATCACCGAACTGTGCTGATCTTACGGTCTGACTGTATTCCACTGCGCCAGCACCGAGTTGTGAGTGCCAGTTATATGTCTCAACGGCCATATTTGCTCCATAAAAAAAACCACCCAAGGGTGGCTACTGTCTGAATATCAGGATGTTGCTAACTGATAACCCTGGTTAATGTGTAGACTCAGCCCGTCAGCGGTGGGACGCTGACGCACTCTGGGAAGGAGGGATGGCTGATTACCTCTGGTTAAGGGAATTTAAAATGGGAAAGTTTTCCATCACATCAATTCGGGATATTGACTGGCAGTCAGACCCATCAAGAACAGGAAACTGCAATGTAACTATTGGCCTCAATACGCCCGCGGGATTCACACAAGTCACATTCGATCCAGGCGATATGGACATCAGAAAATCAACTATCGAAGAGCTTGAAAAGGTGGCTATTGAGAAATTCCACGAGCGGCTAAAGTAGCCGTATCGATATAAGCACTAAATTCGTTAATTCGATTTCTGATAACACTCTCAAAGCAGGAAAGCGCCTCGTTCGTGTCACTGACCTGCTTTTTAAGAGCTGAGACATCTTTCTCCAGCGCTTCAATGCGTTCTTCTAAAGTCATAACGTTCTCCTGCCTTTCGGCTATAGATGTAAAAAACCCGCCGTTAAGCGGGTTTGAGATGTCCTGAATTCTCAGGAGATTTGCCGAGGCTTCGGCTGATTAAAAGATCTTGCGCAAATCCACTCCATACACAGCAAGCCATGCCGCACGGGGCCATGACTTAACCGAGCCAAAACGCGGGTCGTTAACATCATGTGGGGTGGAGTCATTCTCCCGACACCATTTACGCAGAGGCTGCCAGGGGAACTTCTTTCCGAGCTTCTTCTCTACCGGGATAATAGCTGCATAGTTTTTCCCTTCACCAAGGCGTTCTGCCAACTTATTTTTCTCGCGCACAGCGATAGAGGCAGTCGTCATAGCTGTTACTTCTCGCTTCTCGGAAATCCAGCGTTTCTCTTTAACTGCACGATCGCGCTGTTCAATGACAATCCTGTTCATTTTCACCTGAGAAAGCAGATTTTCAAGAGCCTGCTCGTAAGTATCCGGCAATGCCATGTTTTCACGTGGACGGAAGTACGCTTCCTCTAACACCTCGTAATAATCCCAGGCAAGGTCAGTTTCAAGCATCTTCGCGTGCCTAGAAGCTCCGCGATCAGTCCACAGAACAACACTTTTTGCACGCTTTCCAACTACCCCGATAATTTCGGGTCTGTTCTTCAGATCCCGAAGCTCCTCGCCAACCACCTTGAAGTAATGTTTACCCTCTTCGAAACGGCTTTTGTTATTGAGAAAATTATCGCTAATGTTTTTTTCAGTCGCGCCATACCCATTAGCAAGAAATTCAGTGGTAACAACTCGTTTACCGCGGTACGTTATTTCTGGCACGTGGGGTGTAGTGACAATTGAGCCTACATTTGCTACATTCTTAGAAGTCATTCGACATTCCTTATGTAAGAGTTAGGGTTTGTGACATAGCCGCCAGCTGTAACTGGCGGTTTTTCTTTACTGCAAGTAGCTAGTGCGATGTTTAACACCTCCTTTTGATCTCCCTTTCATGTTCATCGTGTACATCCAGAACATATTCATTGTCGAGTTAAGGCGAGCAGCCATCTTTGGATCGAAGGCGTTTATTTGCTGGCGAGCTGAATCCCATGTTTCACAAATCAGCACAAGACTTGAAATAAGACCATCGTCTTTCTCATCCTTTTTGCTGTACTTACCAGTCTTACGAATTGAAGTAAGAACTTCCGCAGTAACCCATTTGCGAAACTGATGAGGGATAGAGACGAAATTTACGGCATCGCGACAGCGGAGCACCAATGTAAACATCCCTGATTCACTGATGATATTAGCCTCGCCCTGACGCCCTAAGTTGAACTTAGACCGTTCATCATCGTCTAGAGATTTCAATGACATAGACGGGTTGCTCAATTTGAGTGCTTTGCAAACATCCTCTGCTACAAACCACGGTTCTCCATCCTTCGTTATGACACGAACATCATGAAAGCCAAACTTAAAGATGGTGAATTCTGGTACTGGTTTTGTTAAACTTTTCATGTCGATATTTCCTAGTCGGTTATTTTCGATAGAAGCCCGGTTAGTGTTCGCGCACTTCCGGGCTTCGCTGTATTTAGCGACCATTCGCCACCTCTTCCCTCACGCCCTTCGCCAGCAGACGAACAATTGCAGAGTTCAGAGAAATGCAGTCCATCTCAGCCAAGCGCCGGATATCTTTATCCAAACTAGCTGGTAGACGAAGGTTTAGCTTGATGTTCTTCCGTTCTGTAAAAAGTGATTCTTGCATATCAATCTCCATCTTTGGGGCCAAGTTAACACCTGATATTAAATTAACACCATTGCAGCATATGTCAAGTTGGCCCCATAATAAATTCAGGAAATAATTTTGAGGATTACCATGAGCAAGTATCCAAGTCAGATGCAGGATAAGTTCAACCTTCGCTTCCCGGACGGGATGCGGGATGCAATTGCAGAGAGAGCTAAGCAGAATGGTAGGTCGATGAATTCAGAGATCGTGCAGATTCTTGAAGATGCACTTTCTGGGAAAGCGAAGTCCATCAAATTCGATATGGTTAATGGAAAGCCAATAGAGATTAAAAATGTAGATAATCCAGAAGGTATAATTAAGGCACTAACCGCTTTCGCTGAGGCCCTTACTGAGATGCACAAAAACCCGGCCGATGTAGATATAAAGGAGTTGTTAAGTGACGACAAAGATCCAACCTGACCGCGCTACGCCACCACCCAACTGTTAAAGAGCACCTACCCCGTATAGCGCGGGTGGGTGCTGGAAGCTAGGTGCTGTAGTGCAGAAATTACCCGTGGGGTAATTTGAATAGATATGGTGATGTGGTCGTAGCACACAATGCTAAAAAGCCCACCTGAGTGGGCTGTGATTAAAGATCCGTGTTGGGTTTAGTGTTATGGGAGCAGCATAATCACATATTTTTGTAGTAACCCACCTTCGCATCGAAATCCTGTTTAGCGAGTGGTGTTTGGCTAGTTACGTATGTTTCCCAAGAGCTGTACGCCTCGATGAGCGCTCTTTTTTCATCTGCATTATTGGTGCTTTCCTTCATGATATCGAAAGCGCCTGATGCTATTTCCTTCCGCTTATCCTTTCTATTTGCCCCACACGATGCAATTGCGTCAGCGACAGAAGAATTCCACCCAACAAGCTGAAGGATATCCAGCCTTTTTTGAGTTACGAACTGATCAGCTGAGGCATTGCGAGCCTGCACAGAGAGAAACTCTGCGAAGTCTTTTTTGTTTGTCGGCGAATGAGAAGGTGCTTCGATAGCAACATCGCATTTTGAAAGCTCATCATACTTGGCTTGCTTTTGAGTGTTGCTGCTTGAGCCACTCACAGTACACGCAGAAAGCGCTAAGGCTAGCACAGCAGTCACAAAGACCTTTTTCATTATCATCCCCTGATTAGTATGGTTTTGAGCATAATAACCAAGGGATGCTTTGGTGTAACTAGGTACGTGTGATATTGCTTTCTCAAAATGACTTCAATGAGAATTACTTCGGCTGGAACTGTCGTCCGAGCAATCCATCACTCCTGGATGCCCTCACTAGGACTTCAGTCACCTTGGCTTCGATCTCCTTTCCTAACGCTCTTGCTGCATCACTCCCATCACCAGAAGTGGTTGATGATGAGTTGCCCTTATTATCGACGTAAATATCAATATTGACCTGAGGTTGGGACCCACCGCCTCCTTGCGCCCTTACGCCAAGTCGTCCAGCAGAGTCTCGAGTTAGCGGCATAATTGCTTCAGCGCCGGCCTCGGCAAACACACCGCCCTTGGCAAACTTCGACGCGCCCTGGAAGGTGAAATACTGAGGAGAATCGTAGACACCATTTACATACTTACTAAGACCCGGCGAATCATAGACGCCTCCTTTAGCATTCGGGGTGTAAGACGGAACAGCAAATGATTGCCCTCCTCCGGGGGATGATGATGCACCGCCATTTATCCAGCCCATAGCTGCTTGCACTGCATAGGCAACCATCAACTGGTTTACGACCTGCGTGATCATCTTCAGCATCGACATCCCAAATGACTTAATCGATGCTTTACCAGTGGTCATAAGGTCGGTAAGCATGTCGGATAGTCCGGTAAGAGCTGAACCAGCAACGCCCTTCACTGCGCTGTAGGTATCGGTCGCAGCCTCCAGATATTCATTCCATCCGCTCAATGCACCTGCTTTCCAGTCTCCCCGCAACTTATCCTCTTCGGCATAGTAGTTACGAAGGGCAGCTAGCTCTTTCTCATAGCCTGTATCTTCGAGCTTACCGCCTCCGTTTAGCCACCCCTGACGGAGTTGCGCTTCTTCCATCATGCGCTGCGTTTGGCGACCACTGAGACCTGCACTGTCACGCAAAGCATCGGTCTTTTCCGACATCTGCGTGAAGTATTTATTCGCCTGCTGCGCCAGGCCGTTAATCTTCTGCTGGGCCTCAACTTCCTTGTTCTTTTGGTCAACAATCTTGGCAGCGTTAAGAATGGCTTCACGGCTCGACAGGAGTGATTTTTCCTGCGTGGTTAGGGCTCGGGTTTTGGCTGCCTCGTCCAGTTCCGCAAAGCGTGACTGCTGTTTGCTGAGTTCGGTATTTCTGACCTGAGTATCACCAGTTTGACGTAGCGTTTCGAGGGTCTGAGTCAGTGTTCTCGATTGAGCCTGGTAGTTCTCGATGGTGCGATCACCAGCATCAACCTTTACGGTGGGTGATTTGGGGTTATTCTTTTTGTCACGCTGCTTTATTGCATCCTCGACCTCACGCTGGCGCAACGCAATGAGTTGCTGAGCGTTTGCAATTGCCTCTTTATCTCCAGAGAAAGCAATTTTCCTTGACTGCTCTCGAGCCTCTTTAAGCCTTGCCTCTGCTCCTGCAACGCGATCGGTTGATTCCCACGTTTTATTGATCCAGTCAACTGAGTCTGCGACTGCTTTATTGCCATCGATTGTCAGCTGGTTCATCGTTTTTTGCAGGTCAATTCCCTGCTCAATGAATTTCAGCCCATAATCAATACCACCGCCAAGCGCGACGTTCTGCTTGCCGAGATTTGAACCAGTATACTTGTTCTTCTCCTTTATAGCGGCTTCTGACCACGCGTCACCGATCTTAAGAATCTCTCGTCGATGAGCGTCAATGTCAGCATTCAGTGCAGTGAAATTGCCCGTGCTTTTGTATTTTTCAACCTCTTTCCTCGCTTCATCATAGCTATAGCCGACATCAATCAGTTTTTTAATTGATTCGCTGGCTCCATCATTGGTGGTAATGAACATCTTGCTAACTTCATCAATCGCCTTACCTGTTTTGTCAGATATGGCGACCATGTTAAGCGCGAGCCGTTCAGCAGCATCACCACTAGCACCAAGAGAAGATGTCGTTATTTTTGATGCTTCATCAATCTGCTGCCGCGCCTTGTACACAGCAACAGCCAACACGCCAAATGCTAGCGCTGACAAACTAAGTGCAGCATTTATTGGATTCAGGAAGGACAAAAACACTTTGAGGGTATTACCAACACCACCAAATGAATCTTTAATCTGCCCACCCTGCTGCAGCAGGATCAGGAATGGAGACTGCCCACCAGCTAACTGCGTTGCAATATCAGTGAACTGCGCAGGAAGCATCCGCAGCGCCTGGTTATATTGCCCAACAGATAAGCCAGCGCGGCGCGCAGCAACTTCCTGCCGCGATAACGCCTCAGGGAGCACGTCAGCCACACTGGATAGGCGCTGGCGTGTCTGATTCAGGACATCGTTAAAGTGTTCAAACTGGGCACCGTTGATGCGGCCTGCTTCGAAGTGGGCCACCAACTGCGCATGCTGCTCATCCAGCGAGTTGAATGCACGGATCGTCGGGTCAATGGAGCCCAGCAGGCCTTTTAGTGCTGCGGATTGCTTCTCAGCGGCCTGGGTGGCCGCCAGCTCGGCCTGCGCTTTCGCCGCCGCTTCGCCAGTGTCGGTTAGCTTTAGGCGAGTGTCGTCCAGAATTTTGCTATACGCCTGGAACGAATCGGTATCCAGAAACCCCTTCGACTGGAAGTTACGTAGCGCAGCCTGCTGCTCGTCAAGCCGGTTCAGCGCCTTGTTTACCGGGTCGATGTTCTCCAGCAACCCCTTCAGCGCGGTCTGCTGTTCCTTAATACCTGCCGTGCCTTGTTTGGTCGACTCAGCGCCAGCACGGAAAACACTGTTCAGGTCATCAGCCTTGCCGACGGCACCTGCCGCTGCCTCTCCGAGTTTATCCAGTTCATTGCTGGCTGTTTTCAGGTCGGCAACATCGGCCCGCAAAGTAATCGAGGCGATCTGGTCTGTCATTACTTCGTCTCCTTATGCATTACTTTGAGAGCCTCGCTTTCCATAATTTGAAGGTCAGCCATGCAGGCCGCCGCATCCTCAACCCCATGTAACTCGAACATCCAGGGGAGAACGTTGTAATCAAGGCCGGTCGCCCCGCTCGCGCCGACTCGCCACTGGGTCGCCAGGGAAGAGAAGATGGTGAAGGACCTCCACACCGAGGGCAGGATCCCCACCTCTTCCTCCACGTCCTCAGGCGTCAAACCAAAAGCGCTCAGCTCCGCGAGCGTCGGTCCCGGCGTATACAATGCTGCGGCGACCTGCCTCAGTTTTTTTCGCGGATACCCATAAGCTCTTTGGCGTAGGCCAGACCGATGCTGTCGAACGCGCGAGGATAGTTCTTCAGGAGGACAATTACGTTATCGCGGGTGAACTCGTCAGGTAGCGCCCAGCCTTCGACAATTTCCATCAGGTAGTCGGCCTGTGGCTCGATAGCAGCCTTTTTACCTTCAGCGGCCTTTTGCAGCTTCTCGTCCATGGAGCGCAGCTCTTCCAGCGTCTTATGGCGGAAAGTGAAAGTCAGTTTGCCGTCTTCGGCCCCGGCGCGCGGAATGCTCGCTGTCACAGAAAATGTAGGAGTGGGGATGAGTGAGAACTTAGTCATTTCGGTTCCTTAGAAAAAGAAAAACCCGCCGGAGCGGGTCGATTTTTTGAGTGTGTGAGCGTAATTTAGCGGCTGTACAGCAGGCCGCCGGGCTTCAGTGCGTTACGGATTGCATCGTTTACCGCATCGTGCATCGCTTGTTGCAGGCCAGCCGGATGATATTGGAACAGATTGCTTTCTCGTACCGTGTCAATGATGGCCATTTTCATTTCGTCACAGAGCACAGTTTTCATCATCTTCATGTCGCTTACCGCGGCCTTTCCGACGGCTTCATGCACCTTAAAGTGATCAGCTTTAAACTCAACCTTGCCCTGGTCGCCTTCAACATCTACGGCCATACCGGCAGCGTATTCTTTTCCATCATTGTTGATGTTCAACGTCACGTTATAGTTAGCAGAAACAATGCCACTACCAATAAAGGCATCTTTGATAAAGACCTTGCCATCTTTGACGCTAATAGCCCATCCCGTGGCTTTATCTTCTGTTACTCGTTCAATGCGGAAACTGAATGGACTCTTTTCATAAAGCCCCATGGCAATCGTTCTTTTCCCATCACGATCATAACGGGCTGTATACTCAGCCGTTTGAAGCTCATGGCCATCGTCACGTAATATGAGCACCATATCTTTATTCATTTTTTCATTTTCTTTTAGGCGTGAGCCTGTCGCACAGCAAAGCCGCCGAAAGTAATCGGTTTGCCCAGGCTCACAGCTGAAAGACTTTCTTTGATGTGCGCGTGCGATGCGCATAAATGAGCCCGGCGAACCGGGCCGGTTTTTAGCTGACGGTGACGGCGCACGCAGCAGAAGTAAGCGTCTTGCCTGCGGCATCGGTGACTTCACAGGTGTACGAACCAGCATCACCGGACGCAACCGACGGGATGCTGAACGTCGATGCGGTTTTGCCAGGAATTGCTGTGCTGCCCTTTTTCCACACGTAGGTGTAAGGCGCGGAACCGCCCTGCATAACCACTGCCAGATCCAACGCTGCACCACTGGCAACAGTTTTGGTTGCTGGCAAGTCAGTCAGGAACGCCAGCGGCGTAGCGGATGCATCAACGATAGGGTAAATCTGCATATCTGATTCGAAGTTCATACGCGCTTCATTGCTTTCCACAGCGTTGATTTCGGTCTTCGGCACTTTCTGGAAGGACACCTTGGCAGAGTAGTAACGATCCGCTTTTCCGCGCGGGTTGTGGAACCAGACAGCCGTGGTATCGCTAGATTCATCAAGTTCAATCAGCCGTTTGTAGATAGCCAACTGCGGGTCATGCGCGAAGGTGTAGACCTGCACCACGGCATTTTTGAACGTTGGGATGGTACGGGCCTTATCATCTTCCAGGAACTGGATAGAGATAGTCTGCTGGTCACCGCCTTCGGTAGAGAGCGTCATCACCTGTGGCATGGTGATCCACGAATCAATTTTACGCAGTGTGCCAGCGCCAGTGCCTGCCGGGAATTTAGCAGTGTTGGTGGTATCGAACGCTTCCAGCACGATTTTTGTACCGGAGACTGACTTAACGCGCACGACCATGTTGTCGAGCTTCAACCAGCCAGAGTTAACCTGGACAACATCGCCCGCGAGGATGCCAGCAGCCGAGGCAACGGTCAGTTCGCATTCCGTGGCATTGGATGCTGCAGTGAAAATAATCGGCGCAAGATAGGCCTTGGCCACGTTTACACGCGACCCGTTAGGGATTGCGAATGCCATTGCATTCTCCTGAATTGAGGTATGAAAAACCCGCCGTTTGGCGGATCAGTAATCAGCGCGGTACTGCATGCTGACGGGGGTGGTGTAGGTGATGGAGCCGCTACTGCCGTTTGGTGCTGACGTCGGGCGATCCTGTATTGGGGAGCGCACCTGCGGCGGCCCGTTGATGTAAACGGTCAGGTCACCATCCGCCAGCGGCAGCCCTTCCGGGAATGCGTCAGCGACCGACGTTGCCAGCCCCCTTGCTTGCGTTACGCCGCTGCCGGCAGGCGCGATGATGTTCAGTTGCAGGATGCCATGATAGGTACGCATCTGACCCTCCAGATCCTGTCCCACCGTTTGGGCGGGCAAGATATAAACGCGCCCGTATGGCGCATTATCAGGGGGAGTAAACGCGATGTTCGGCCAGGCTATCGGCAGGCCCAGCGAAGAACCGATAACCGCGATCCGGCTTTCCAGCAGCTCAGCGATCCGCATTGACTGGTCACCGGCCATTGCGCACCTCGCTCATTGCCTCACGGAACAGCTGCGCGGCGTCCAGCGCAGTGATGCCGACCATGCCACCGGGTGCCTGACCGGAATGCCCGCTCTCCAGCGCTACCGCATAAGGCATGTTATTGGTGAAATAAATCGAGTTGACTTGACCTACCCGGAACACCTCCAGCACCGCCAAGCCGCGGGAGTTTGAGCCCTGCCCGGAAGCATCTGGGATATCGTTCGTCTCTGTGGGCTGGCTATCGAACCCGACATACCAGTTGTTCTTGAACCGACCACCGACATAACCCTCAGGCTTTTTGATGTCCATCGAGTCGTTTACACGCAAACCGCGCTTTAGTCGTCCCGATTTGGTCAGGTTGGCAGGATCAACGCGAAGGGCAGCATTATGGTCACGCACCGCAGCGTTATAGGCCACTGCGGTCTGGTTTACCTCCCATTTTTCCGGCTGCCCAATGGGCGACATCTCAACGAGCTGAGCGAGGATTTTAATGCCCGTCCGGCGCACCACTTCGTCCATCTCCTGCTTCGAGCTATCAACGAACAACTGAATGACAGCCAGGAACGGCTGATTAGCTGTGCTGGCCATACTCACGCCCTCAGTTGTATGTTGTAGGAGATCAGTTCATCAGCAGGCTTGACCGGATTCGGCTGCACCACGCGCCATTTCTTGCCGTCGATTTCGATACGGTCATCGATACGCACTTCTGTTTCAAACGTGGCCGCCAGCTTCTTATCGCCGGTGGCGATTAGGGAGCCGTCGATTTCTCGGGATGAGTATTCGGTGATAACGCCGGTGACGGTCGCAGTCATCGCCGGGGTGGTGACCTCTTTCCCGAACTGATCGCGGGTAGTGCCGCCGCCGCGGGTCAGCTGATAGGTTCTGCCGTTTTCGGTCAGCAGCCGGGTCGCGGTGTTGCGCATGCGTCGGTAGTCGATTGGCATATCACCCCCTTTCGATGCGGATCTGATTGCCGCCAACCACCAGCCCTCGCAGCAAGGAGTAGAACCAAGGGAATGATGGCGCAGCCTTGTTGGTACCCGCCTCGTACTGAACAGTTACCGCACCCTCGACGCGCTCCATCGTCACCGCGCCACCACCGGCAACCGAAGGCATTAAGTCAATCTCCTGCGACTCGATAGCCAGGCGGCACTGCGCGTCAACCAACCGCTGTGGGATAGCATCATCCGGCAGGTCAACACCATCAAAACGAACGCCAGAGCGAGGCCATGATAGCGGCTGTGAAGCAACGCTGCGCTGCCCGCGCCATGACTTACCCTCCAGATAATCCATCGCCTGTATCAGCATCTGCCCACACTCGCCATCATCGGCAGGCACGGTATATCCGCGCCCCGCCGCAAACGCGCGCAGGTCAACAACGCTGGCGTAGGTGTTAAAGTCTGGCGAATGAGGATCGGCCACCAGCATGGTTATTCCTCCAGGCGCCAGTCCAGCGCCAGCCAGTTGTCGATTTCGTCAGGGTGAACCTCAGCACTCAGCGGGCCACCAGGAAACTCTGGGGTATCACGCACCATCTCTACCAGGTCACCCGCATTCTTCTCAGCCTCGCGCTGTGCGCGCTGCTCTTTGGTTAATCCGGCCATTGGGCCTCCTGAAAAACAAAGGGGCCGAAGCCCCAGTAGTTAACCCATGATGATGGCGGAATGACGCGGCGCCACAGCGGCCACGCCCCATGCCAGACCGACCTCGTAACGAACCTGGCGGTACTGACGGTACAGAGCGACCTGGAAGGTGATGCCGGATACCGGGTCGGTCACGTTCATGACGTCATCAGCAGTATCGCCACCTTCAGGCATTGCAGGGGTACGGCTAGCCAGCAGGAATGCGCCGCGGTCAAACGCCATGTTCGGCGCAAACTCGCTGAGCACAGTGACTGCTGCCTGGTCAGCCAGATCCTGACGGAGGCCCGGTGCGCTGATGGTGATGCTGGAAGACGTTGCCGCCACAACCAGGTACTGGTTGTCATCGCCGTCAAACTTCACAGCAGTGCCCGCAGCAATGCCGCCGGTTCCCGCCGAGATGGCAACGATGATATCGCCCTCTTTTTTCGCACCGTTGGCCTTGTAACCAGCCGCGGTGCTTTTCGCTGTGCGCTTAATGCTGAAGGACTCATGGAGGTTGAAGCCCATGATGCGACCGATCACACCTTCACGCAGCAACTGGTCGGTACCCGCTTCGTTCGCTTTGAACAGTACGGACTGCTTACCACGAATGGATGCCATCGCCTCGCCGCCAAGCACCATGCGTAGGTCGGTGGTCGGCGCGCCGTTATCGGTCAGGATTTGGCGCGCCAGCGCCGCATCGGACAGATCGTCCTTGATGCTAAACGGCGTGTCTTTCGGTGCACCAACAGCACGCGAGGAGTTGAGGTAAAGTGCAGCAAGGTCAGCATCAACTTCGTTCGCCAGTGCGCGGAACGCCTGTTTGAACTGGTCGGCCAGAATGGTGTTGTAGGTACCGGCCGGGCCAAGCGCCAGTTGTTCTTCACCGTTCCATTTGACCGGAGCCATTTTGGATTTGGTGATTTTGACATCCACACCACCGATGGTCTGGTCGCCAGTATTAGGTGCTGACGGCCCCGGCGTAATATCTTCAGTGGTGGCTGCAGGTGCGACTGGCGCACGTACAGTCTGGTCTTTTGCAGCAGCATCCGCTTTCGCGTCACGCGCCACCGCAGGAATAAAACCAGTTTGCTCGCGGGACACTACGTCCAGCGCGGTATAGATGGTCGGGATCAGACCAGTAAGGGTATTGCCTGCCATTTATGGCTCCTTTCGATTAATCAACGATGCTGACGCTGTCTTTGAGTGCCGCTTGCTTTCCGGCACCATCCAGAGCGTCAAAAGCAGCGCGTTTCATGGTTTTTTGCCCGGCCTGATGCTGCGATTGGTGAGAACCACCGCCGCTATTACCGGACGCTTTGAGGATGTAGTCTTTCTGCGGATGCAACTCGACCAGAGATTCCAGCGCTTCATCGAATCCAGCCAGTTCGCCAGGCTTGGTGCGGGAGAACACCTTGTTGCCCTGCCCGTCGTAGGCAACGACCTTGCCGTCTTCGATTTTGAAGTTCTGTCCGAAGTGGGAACGCACGAACTCAGCCGGGATCGCCATCTTTTCGGAGATGAACTTCGAGCCACCGAAACGGCCGCCAATCATCTCGTTATAAAGCTGAGTCTCCAGTGTCTGGCTCTTGCCATTCGCTTCGTCTAACTGCTGCTGGAATGCCTTGGTAATTTCGGCTTTCACCTGGTCAACGGCACCAGCGTCGATCAGCTTCTTCTGGTCGATTTTGGTCATCATATCCAGGGCTTCGAGCGCCTTGGTCGGGTCGGTGATGCCAGCGAATTTGGCGAGACCGGCTTCCGCCGCTTCCTTCGCTTCGCGGTGAGTTTTGGCCTCGCCATTCAGAGAAGTGATTTTTGTCATCGCTGCGACCGCATCGAACGGGATTTCTTTGCCATCATCATGGACGTAAACAGGCATACCGTTTTCAACGACCACATTGCCGTTAGCATCGAGTTTGAGTTTCATTGTTTTGCTCCAGCCTTCCGGCCATTGGTAATAGGTCATCCGACCCGGTCACCGCGTCGCATCCGCTCAGCGGCAGGCATAAAAAAGGCCGCCCGGAGGCAGCCTTGATTTCAATGTTGCAATGCTCAGAGCTTATTGATTATTTGCTCTGCGGTTTTAGCATCTTCTTCTGATGGCTCACCAGATAAGGCATAGGCAATCATCGCCATCATGATGAATTTGCGCTCAGCCTCAGTCAGGGTGACAGTTTTGTCTTTTTCGATTTGCATGGTTAACCCTCGAACGCCGACGCATCCACGCGACGCAGTTCGTCCATGGTGAGAAACTCCCCGGCATCGTTAAACATCTCCGGCACGGTGATTTTTCCGTCCCGAAGCATCATGGCGCGGGTAACGCCCAGCACCTGCTCCTGTCGCGCGTACGGCTGCCGGGTTAGCCAGTCGGCATAACTGGTATGCGCTGGTACTTGGCCATCCATTGATGCGCGTGTGGCGCTGCTCAGCTCGCCTGACGCTATCTGCAATTCTTCCCACGACTTCGTGAGCAGGATTTCGCAGGACCTGCATAGAAAATGGATTTTTCCCGGCCCGCGTAGGTAGGGAATTTCATGCCCCAGCGGCTTGCCATCGAGCGTATAGAGTTTGCGGTCGCGGATGATGCACCACTGGCTGGTATGCGTATCCAGGGTTGAGGACCACTGTTTGGCCTTCACGATATCGCTATTGGCCTGAGCGAAGTCCTGACGCGCCGAGGCAGCCATATGATTAACCGCCGTGCGGGTCACCACCGCCAGGTCGCGCCGGGATGCGTTAATCACCCCGTCTTCACGATTACGCTGCGGCGTACCCGCTACGCGCCGGACAATCTGCTCTACCGTTTCGCCCTGGAGGAAACCAGAGCGAACAGCGTTGGTGATTTTGTCCAACCGATCTGATTCAAGCTTCTTCCCCCACTCCTTCAGCAAGCGTCCCTGGAAGGGCTGCGCCACAGCTGCGGCGTAAACCTGCTCAGGCGCGATACTCTGGAGTGGAACGTGTTTCAGGATTTGCTCAGGAATAATGCTGCTGAACAGGTCCAGTTGATACCCGGCTTCATACTCAATGTAGCGCGTCAATTCTCGCGCCAGCGCCGTGTTAACCGGTTCGTAGGCCTGCTGGTTGAGATCCCGCACACCAGCCAGTAGCGATGCAAGGCGGCGCGCGCTGTAGGTGTCGGCACGCTTACCCTCCAGCAGCACCAGCAGTTTTGCGGCCAGGTCAGCATCCATCCTATTCAGCAACGCGACCATGCGCCGGGCGACGCCGGTGCCGTAGCGCGTCACATAAAGGCCATGCGCTATCGTCTCGTCCTGTAGGCGGTCATTGACGGAGCGTGCCATATCACACCTCTTCCGGCGGCGGTTCGGTCAGTGAGGCTGATTCAGCCAGCAACTCGCTCAGCACCACATCAGGATCCGCATCGGCATCAATAATGTTCAACTTCTGTAGCGATTTAATCGCATCAGCTCGACGGATATCACCACCCTGGCGCAGTGCCTGGATGGCAAGCGCGGCGGACGGATTGAATACGGTCGATTCGACATCCAGCTCAGTGCGAACATCTACGTTGCCGCCCTCCTTCTCGCCGATGTACTCGGCCATGATTTGCAGAATGTTGTCGATCGCATCTTCAAGGCTGGTAGCCATGGTGTAGAGCGGTGACTGCTCCTGCATTTTCTCTTCAGAGGTCTGGTCTACCGATTTGGTAGAGGTGTTTTCCGTACGAAGCAGCTTCGCGCCCGCCTGGCGCATCTGCTCCACAAGTTCTGCCAGCGACTCTTTACCAGCACCGATGGAGGAGCCTGTATGCTCGACGTATTCCAGACCCTGCTTTTGCCGATCAGTGAACGACGTAGCTGAAGACGAGCCAATTATCAGCTCTTGCCCCTCTTCCAAACCGAACACCGTGAGCAACGGCACCCTGGCTACGTGCAGAATGTTGTCCTGCTCGCTTTGACTCTGCCAGTGCTTGATGTTCAGCAGGGCCATGTTGAGCAGTGGAGGTGATCCGCACATAAACCCGGTGCGCTTGGTGTAGAGCGTGACCAGAGTGATATCTCTGCGGGAGGTTTGCCACTCTTCGTGCAGCGCCCATGTTGCGTGACCTTCTGCGCCGGTAGACTTGCGATAAATCTCAACCTTGCCAGGAGTAAGCAGTCGGATCTGCTCAACCTTCGTCTGCCCGAAGTCGTCGCCATCTTCGACAACCACCTCTTTGATGCGCAGAGCTGTGAGTTGCACCTTGCCGCCGACCATCTTCGACTTCCAGCCAATCACTTGGCGGGGATTCAGCATCGTGACATACGGGCGCGCGCCAGTAGCTTTCTCGTCGGCTTTGGTCTTAACCTGTTCGGCATCCACCCTGGGATAGTCCACCAGCGCATGGGAAAGGCCATACTGCATCGCCAGGCTGAAGAATGCCTGCGCCCATACATCAAGGCGACTGCCTTCCAGGTCAATGTTCTTCGCATTCTCACGGAGTTTATCTGGGACGTTCTCTCCCAATTGGATCGGCTCAGCGAACACACGCCCGACATTCTGGTTAATCGTCTCTTCGTAGGCTGGTAGTAGCGTGGCCACGGCCAGGCGCTTTTTGTAGTCTTCTTTGTCTTCTTTTGGCCAGCGCGGGAGATAAGACTCTCCAAGCTGTCGCATATAGAGCGTGCCGCCCATCAGGGCATCGTTGATATCCCACGCCTCGACCATGTTCCCATAGTCCAGATTGGGTGTTGAGATGTCAGGCATGGTTTTAAATCCGTAGGTTGGTGACTTTGCCGACTTTCTTCGGCGGTGAATGCAGAACGGCGTATCGCGTGCCGTCCCAGTCGTGGTCTTCCTGCTGGGTATCTACATCGTCAGGGTTTTTGCTGTCGCGCACGAGTACCGGCACACGGCTTATCCAGCCACGGCAATAGTCGAAAACGTAAAATGCAGGTTTCTCTGGGATGCCGGATTCAAGTTTCTTACCTTCGACAACGGCCTCAAGCATGTCAGCAAACAGGGCCGCACCGTTCACACGCGATCCTGGCTTTTTGTTGGATGGCACCCACTTAACGTCCTGAGATTCCATCTTCTGAGCAATGGATAACTCATCATCACCAGTGTTATAGATCGCACCGTCAGCCGGGCCAGGGAGAACCATCTTACAGATGCCGGGCATGATATTGAGTTGCCCCTGAGTTACCCCGTTGAGTTTTATCTCTTCGGGCTCAGCAAGCTCTACGCCCACCAGCCGCTTATCAACCCACGCCACACCCTTGGCAACGTTGGTGGAGGACATGTTCAAGCCCTTGTTGAGCTCGTCCGGCGGGCAGCCGTACCACTCACCAATCAGGATCAGCGACCCGGCAGGCGGGCAGAACTGGCGACCATCAGGCAGCTCAGCGGTGGTGCCGTCAGCCCGCGCCCACCAGAGGTTAGAGAACGGCTTCGACTCACCCCAGTCATGGGAACGGTCAACCGTCCAGCTATCCGGGATGCGGAACGGCTTAATGACGTGCAGCGATGCATTCCACAGGTGGTCAAAGCGCCCACCGCTGGTGACATCCCAGGAGCCCTCTACCCAAGCTTTGCGGCGGTTCGGGTCTTTGATGGCCATCAGCGTTGCGATGTACTGGGGATCCAGATACGGGTTCTCTTTGAACGAGCCGTGAATAGCAACGCGGGTAAGGGTTACATCTTCTTCGCGCTCGGTCTGAGGGTTAAACACCTTCTGAGTTTCGCGAATGATGGTGCCGCGAGGTGCTGGCTCGATGAAGCGCTTCTTCACCCACGTATGGCCGATGCCAAACGGGTTTGTCGTGCTAAATGTTTCGAGCGGGATCGGCTTTAGCAGCAAGCCACCATCCAGCGGATAGTTTTCAGGCCTGAACGATGAGCGGCGGCAGGAGAACATCATCTCGTAGAATTCCGGCGACTGCTGTTTCGTCAATTCGTTAAAGCCAATGAATGGGAATTCCTGCCCGTGGTAATCCCAGTAGTCACCCTCTTCTTTCCCGAAGCGGAAAAGCAACTCTTCGCCAGTAGGCCATACCCAACGTAATTCACTGGCAGAAGCCAGGTAACGAGCGCCATCATTGAATAGCCGATACATACGCTTTGACTGGGTGATGATGTCGGTGAGGTTTTTATACTCGGTATCGAATATCACCCCACGCCAGAACGAACCGTAACCCAGACCAACCAGACGACGAAAGCGCGCCAGCTGCGCGGCAGTTTTACCCGGCCCGCGCGTGCCCTCGTAGAGAATTTCGTTACATGGACAGCTCAGGGAGAGCGATTGCGATCCCGGCAAGGGTTTCCAGACGGCTTTGTAATTCATCCACCAAGAACCTCGCTCTGCTGCTTCTGCGCTGCTGCTTCCCACTCATTCACGTTATCGCAGGATGGGACCGGCATAACGTTATGAGTGGCAACCACTATTTGCTCTACTTTTTGTTTGTTCGTGTAAGCATCGCCAACTTCCTTGGCCGCCTGCTCCATCAGGGCGGCAGTAAGGGCCATGTTTTTCATTCCCTCTGCTTTCGTAGCCATCCTGTCGAGTACACGCAGCCGATATGCCTTATTGGCGATCGGGATATCGGAAATTTCATTCTGGAAGCGTTCGCGAGTTGCGTTGAAAAGTTCGACCCACTTTTTTGCGAGCGTCTTACCGCTGGCCTTCGTAGGGTCGTGAGATTCGGCCTGTTGTCGGGTTATATTGATCCCGAATTCTTTTTGGACAGCCTCGACCACCTGCGATGGCGTGTCATAACACGCAAGCGACTGAATGATGAAGGCTTTCACATCAGGTTTTAATGCAGCCATAAATCACCATTCGTCTTATACAGTCCAGTATTTAAGCCAGTTTCAGCATGCACGTCCCGCATGCTCTGGCGATGTTAAGTTTTGCCACCTCTGCAGGTTGATTGGCTGCGTCCACCAGCTCTTGCACGTCGGCACTCGCTCCGTATCTACGCACAACACCAACGAACTCTTCAACATCGTGGCCACGCAGTGTAAGCACTGGCTGCCCGGTCTCTTTATTGAACTTTGGCGCGCCATAGTCATCGGTGGCCTGGGCTATGTGATAAAGCTCATGCTCTACCAGGGCGCAGAATTCAAGGTCGCTGCATTGCGTACAGTAATCCGCTGCCAGCGTGATGATGAACTTCGGAATGCGCCCGAACCATTCGTACATCTGCTGTTCCATTCTGGCTTTCTGCCATCCACCAGCGCGGAGCATTACCTGTTCGGCCTGTCCGAGAACGTAGCGCCCTTTCTTCGCGAATGAGTCAGAAGCCCACATAAAACACAAATCAGCTTCCATTAAATGGGCGTGGTCTGGGTTATGGATGCTTCCGCTATCGCTGAGGATTTGATGGATTATCCAGTCATGCACTTCATTGGCGGGGATCAATCTGGTGTAGGGCTGCCAGTTATCAGGGCCAATGAAATTAACTGGTGGAAGTGGCCTGCGATCGTCTTCGTTCACCATGAGTTAATCCTGTTTTATATACGGCAAAAATGCCGAAAACATTCTGTCGAGCAGATAGCAGTAGGTTTCATTTGCCGTTCCAGTGTCGATTGTCACACCAACATCATTGCAGCAGTAAAACGTTGCATGAGCGCATTCGTGAACAAGGGTACTAACGCTGTTATCGAAAACACCAATCAGATAAACGTTTTCACCTGTTACATCATCGAAAAAATGGCGGCACGCGCCGTTGAACATGCTTACGTCAGCCAGGGAGACACCAAGCGCTTTTTCTGCCTGCTGCCATTCCTCTTTTGACCGACACAGATACACATTCGCACAGTGAAACAACGGAACGAAAAAGCGCGGTAACTTAGGCCATTTTGTTTTTGCCATTTTTATTACCTCAGGATTTCATTATCGAAGCCCCTCAGTGAAGAGCTTCTGTAATAACTACAGTAACGGGCTGCACAATGCGCCAGTGCTGCGAGGGTGGGCGCCAAAGATATTGATTTTCTCTCGCACGTCTTCGCTGCACATTCGCTCTACGATTCGCCATTCCGCCTTGTCAGGAAGTGCACTTAGGGATGCGGCACTAACCACATATTCTACCGCCCGCCGAAGAGTGCATTTCGTTCTGGACAGGGAGAAGTTGTCGAAAGAGAGAGATGCGATAAACGCCCAGCACCCAGCAAGGAAAGCGGTAATTCGAGGGTAAAACTTAGCCATGCGGTACTCCTGTTTGTTGGTTTCCAGTGCCAGGTTATTTCAGGCACTGCGTGTTGATGTATTCCTGCAGATAGCCAACCTGCTTCGTTACTGTGGCGATTCGCTCTCTGAGGGTGAAATAATCCCGTTGAGCGGAGTCTGTAAGTCGGGGGCCGGAAGCATCGCCCAGGCTGCCGGTGCCGGTCGCTCCGTTCGCGGGACACTTGGCGCTGACGCGCAACCCACACTTGCCATCGCTAACGCAACGCTGCAAATCATCAAGCTGCTTTTTCGCATCAGCTAAGTCCTTCGTGTATTTGGCATCCAGTGCAGCGACATCACGCTGCCTGGTTTGCATGTCTGTGATGGTTGCGTTAGCCAGGTTCAGCGCCTGAGTTTTCTCATCGCGCTGCTTCTTGTATTCGGTGGCGTTGTCTCGGTAGTGGTTAACAGCCCATCCAAGCGATACCAGCAGGCAGATAATCACAGCCCATATAGCGGCGGTTACGCGGCTCATTTCTGGCTCCACTCGCAGACTTCACGCTCAACCTCACGGCGGGTGATTAGCCCTTTCCACTGCTGGCCACCGGCATATGTCCAGCGCTGCAATTCTTTGCATGCACCGGGCAAGTCGCCGGAGTTAAGTTTTTTCAGCAGAGTGGATTTACCGAAAGCACCAGACCCGACGTTATAAGCGAACGAGTACAACGCGGCCCGGGTGGTTACCGGTATTTTTACCTTGATGAGCGGGTCAATCTGGTTAGCGACTTTGTACAGGTCATCATTCAGGAGAACATCGCATTCTTTGTCTGTGTAACGGTGACCGCGGCGGATATCGTTCCCAGTGTGCCCATCACATACCGTCCATACCCCTACTACGTCCTGATACGGATAATATCTGCGTCCTTCCAGACCATCAGCATTGCCCAGCATTACCGCGGCAATCGTAATAGCACCGGACCCGCCAAGAATCGCACCAACCAGTTTATTCCTGAGCGTCGGGTTCATCGTGGCTCCTGCGGCGTCGATTATCTTCGCGGATCTTGAAATAGAGGTTTGTCAGGTATGTCAGTACGGCAACGACTATGCCAACGAGTACGCCAATGGCGTTCCACTGCTCAGGACTGTAGGCGTTAAGCATGCCGTTCAGGATGCTACCGGCAGAAGCGCCATAGGCCGCACCAGTGGTTAGTTTTTCCATGCGATACATGCTCTCACCTCGCGTTTTTAGCGGGTGCTGTGTCGTAGTAGGGGAAAGGCCGTCAGACACATATGCTACGGGGCATCTGAGTTTGAATGTCTGCGGCCTGCAATAAAAAAGCCAGCGGTTAGGCTGGCAATAGAGGGTAGTGCGTTGAGCTTTCGCTCTTATGGTCCTGGTAGGTATTTGGCGGGACAGGAAGGATTCGAACCTTCGACCAATCGGTTAACAGCCGATCGCACAACCTCTGTGCTTCTGACCCTGAATGCAAAAAGCCCCTGCATTTCTGCAAGGGCTCTTAATTTTTGGTGGCTTCATCTCAAGGCGTCTATCGACCCGGTGTGCGATGTTTGCTTATTTCCTCACCACCCCGCTCTTTCGCCTTTGACGTCCGAGCATACACTGATTATGCATCTTCAAAACTTGTTTTCAAGTCTTTTTTGAAAGTTTCTTTATTTTCGATGCCAAGTTCTGCAATTAACGTGAAGAAGACAGCAGAATTGAACAACTCGATACACCAACGAACACGATCGATGCACTGTTTTTCAGTCAAAAAAGGTGCGTGGTGATACTGCATCCAACGGGCCATGTCGTTAATGGTCTTACGCCAGGTGTAATAGTCCTTCCCGATTTCGTAGACAATGCTGTTTTTTGGGAATGATTTGAGGATGATCCGCTCCATGAATTCGGCCTCTTCTTCATCAGCAGCATTACCCATCAAATCGGATAGAGACTTTTTGGGCCAGATGATAGCTTTTGCCTGCATGATAAGCTGATCTCCTGAATATCCCATTTTGCGCAGACCAGATAGCACGGTAGTAATCCTCTCCTGCTGCTCACCAGTCCATCCAGTGAGTATCATCGACCACATACCACCACCGCCAGACAGATATGAGGTATCACTACCACCAAACTCTCTACCCCAAAGTCCTAATAGCGAACGAACCCAGCGACTTTGCGACGGAGTGAGGCGGCGATATTTCCCGAGATATGAGCGGCGCGGTACAGAAGCCAACTTCATCCATGAGCATTCAGGGTCGGCACGCAGCACCGATGCTTTCTGGTAATTTTCGATATCGGTGCGGGTCATGCTGCCTCCTGCTGTTTCAGTTTTTTGAGCTTTGCGCGGTAATGCGCAGCCAGTGCGTCGAGTTCTTCACGGGTCCATTTCTTTGCTTCGTGCGGGCCCATCAGACGGTCATATGCTGCCTGTCCAATCTTGGTGATCAGCCGCGGGCGGTATTCGCCGATATTTCCTGACAGATAGGAGTTACAGGCCTCACACTGGATATGACAGTTGGTTTCGTCGTAGCGGGTTTCTGGCGATGCGCCGACAGTACGGAAGTGACCAGCGTTCATCTTCGCGCCGGAGTTACGACCACAACTGATGCATGGTTGTCCTGCGTCACGCTGGCGAATAAACGCGCTAAACGCTATCTGGGCGCGTTTGTGATATTGGCTAAGTGGTTGCAAGGCTTTCTTGCGAATCTTCAGCTCACGGCGTTCCTGCTGAGCCTCCTGCTTGCGCTTGCGCTCGGCTGCCAGTTTCTTCCTGGCTAACAGGAGTTGGCTGTACTCGAAGCCATGCTCAGGACAGCACCACCAGACGTTGTCGTAGGTAGCGGTGAATTTGGTCTTGCAGATTTTGCAGTTGCGGCGGGCTGGCTTACGCATGGGCACCGCCCTGAACCTGCACCATTGTCAGGTTTCCGCAGAATACGGCACCGGTATCGATATACATCTGGTTGGCGTATTTGACTGGTTCGCGCGCCGGTGTATGCCCGAAGATAAACAGGTCTGCACCGGTGATTTCGTGATGGTTCCCATCTTGTGAATTGGCGATCCGCTCTCTGTTCCAGATCACCTGCTCTTCGTCGATATCCTTTCCGAACTCATAGACTCCCGCCGGGTAGTCGGCGTGGCAGACAACAATCTTCTTATCACCGGTCACCAGTTCAATGACCAACGGCAACTCAGCCGCTTTGTGAACGAGCGCCTTAGCCAGCACTTCTTTGTCGTAGTCGAGATTGAAGAACCAGCCTCCTCCATTCATCAGCCAGTGATTGACGTTGCCGTACTCCGACAAGCTGTCGATCATCATCTGCTCATGGTTTCCGCGAACCGCCCGGAACCACGGCATCGTGATCAGCTCCAGACACTCTACATTTTCAGCGCCGCGGTCGATGAGGTCACCGACAGAGATAAGCAGGTCATGCGCCGGGTCGAACTTGAGTTCATCCAGCTTGCCCATCAGATTTGTGTAGCAACCATGCAGATCGCCCACCACCCAGACATTGCGCCAGTCAGCACCGTTAATGCGTTGATAGATGCTCATACGTTTTCATGTCCTTTTGCGTGGTATTCGGAGTTCGCGGGGATCCGCAGCTTGATGCCGCGCTCGATGCACCAGACTTCGATGCGGCGCAGGTAGAAGGTCATTTCTTCTGAGTCGAGAAGCTTTGTAGACTTAACCCATTTCGTTTCACCGAAAATTGTCACTGGCTTAGCCGGGCAATAGAGGTCTTTGAAGAATTCATGGAGTTCTTCATCGGTGTGGGTTTCGGTTGAATTCCGACTTGCCGCTTCAGCGACATCGCTATTCCACATCCACATAAGTGAGTTCTGAGGAATGGAGCGCTTTTCTTTCCACGGCTTGATGATGAGGCGATAGCAGTCGCCAGACTCCAGCATTGGCTGTATCTGCTGACCGATAGCGTTGAAGTTGGATTTGTGTAGACGGATGCCGTCTTTATGCAGGTTCATACGCCACCTCCGAGAGGTAACGCAGAATGCAGAAAATCGCAGGTGCATTTCTGCATCTGTGAAAGGTGGTTTGAAGTACTCTTTGTGTTTCGCATCTAATTTCCCAATCAGATGCAGAGGTCACAGCCGGGTGCTCAATCCGACTGCGACATAATTATAACATTAATTTTGATAGTGGGTAATGTTGCTTGACGTTGCGTTAGTCATCACCTTCAGACAGTTTTTGCATAGCTCCGGCGTAACGCTGCATTCCATGTTCAAGCGATGACTTCACCTCCTGTTGAGGTGCTGCTGGATATGCGCTACCAACCTGCCCTGGCTCGTTACTGCCGGTGCAAGCGTTGTTATGGTCATTTGCATGAGGGCAGCGCTTGTTGCCGCATTCTGGGCAGACGACAAAACGCATGTCACTCATCGTCACCGGTCGGCAAATTCGACACCAACAATCCGGAGTTACCGGAGAGTTGCCATCCTGAACGGTAGGCATATCCGGACCTTTGCGAATCGCCCTGGCAAGCTCGATTGGGTCGTCGTACAACCAGTCACCTGTTTGCGGATGATTAGCCTCTGCCAGTTGTGCAGCCCACTCCAGTCCGTCTTTGTGTCCTTGCAGATAGTCCGGCGGTAACTCATCACTATTACTTGCAGGTTCTGCCTGAAGCATGGCTGCGCGATAGGCGTTCCAGCCGACAGCTTTTCCGTGTTCAAACGCGCTGTCAAAGTCATCATCCATTTCCATCGCAGCGGGCACAGATAACACCGCTGGCTGCGGTAACTGTGGTGCTGCGTAGAGGGGAGTTTCGACTTTACAGCAAATGGCGAATATCTTGTCGTCACAGCACTCTTCCCGCGTCACAACCTGCCCGCTGTGATGCATATACGCCACAGCCTCCGCTTCGAGCGATGCCAGTGCGATACGCGCATTATTAATCAGGAGGCTATCAGCAGGAGATAAAACAACATGAGCGTTTCCCTCCGCATCAATTTCAGAATTCGTAATTTTTCTGAACAGCTTTGCCAGTTCTTTGGTAATAGTGCTCATGATGTCGCTCCTTTCCCGGCTGCGGCGGCGCGATTAGCATTCTCCAGACGACCCAGCAATGTGCGTATTTCATGCTGCTGAAATGCTATCGTGGCGTCCTTGGCTTCCAGCTCATCCAGCAGCGCCAGCACATCCCGAGTGGGAACCATGAAGTTCGGAATGAAGTTATCTTTCGCTTTCTCTGCGGTTAGGCGCAGCGCCTGTTTGTTGATGGTCATCCCGAGATCTTTCGATAATTTCTCACGTTCAGTCATGATGATGTTCTCCCGCCCCTGACTTCTGCCAGGCGCTGATTGAATAGGTTGCTTAGTGGGTTGATTTCGCTGTTGTCGCATCGCGCTGGTCGTGATTTTTGTTTCGCAATCCGATCTGCAGGATTCACAACGTAGTAGCGGTATCGTTTTTCAAACCCTTCACGGCGCAAAACTCCGGCTCCTGACTGCTTAAACAGCACGGAAGTAACCGACCCTTTGGCAATATTCATTTCTCGGATGACGTCTGACATGTAGCATCCTGGGTGATCGGCGATAAACTGAATGATCGCATCGGTCTGGCCTTTGTTATTCATACGTCCGCCCCTTTGGGATACCGGCTGCCGGTGTGTTTTGTGGTTGATATCCTGCGAACTTCATCCTGATCGCATGGCATGAAGTGACCGTTAACGAATCGCTGGTAAACGGTACCGAGCGTGCCGAACCTGTTTTTTGTCACGATGACCTCAGCAAATGGCGCTGCCGGGGAATGCTCGTCGTACACAGCCTCGCGGTAGAGCATGATGATGCTGTCTGCGTCCTGCTCAATGCTGCCGGAGTCGCGCAGGTCAGCGTTGGTTGGACGCTTGTTTGGGCGCTTCTCAACGTCACGTGACAGCTGGCTCAATGAGATGACCGGGCTCTTCAAATCCTTCGCCATGGCTTTCAGGCTGCCGGAGATATGCGCGATCGCCAGGTCGTTACGGTCTGCTTTCGGCTTGGATATCAGGCCGAGGTAGTCAACCAGGATAAGCGACAGTGACGGGTGCTCCTGCTTGTGGCGTTCGGCGATGCTGCGGATCTCTTCGACGGTCAACTTCGACGCATCAACCATCCACACATCCAGGTCTTTCAAGTGGCAAATAGCGCTGAACACCCGCGCCCAACCCTCGTCGTCCATGTTGGCCGGATTACGCAGAACGCTGACGGACATGTTTTCTCGACCGGCAATGCTGCGCTCGGCGATTTGGAGGTTGCTCATCTCCATGCTGAAAATCAGCACACCGCGCAAGCTGTCAGTGCCGGGCATTGGTCGACTGGCCACACCCTCTGCAATCTTCAACGCCAGCTCTGTCTTGCCCATACCAGGCCGCGCCGCGATAATCACCAGGTCTTCCGCGTTCATGCCGCCGGTAATGGCGTCCAGTTCGTCGATACCGGTCTTCATGGTGTCTGACTCGTCGCCGTTTTTAAGCCGGTTCTCCAGCGTATCGGCGTAATCATTCAGCACTTCGCCGAGTCTTACCGGGCGCACTTCTGTTTTTGGCTTCCTGATGGTGCTCAGGCGACGCATTAGCTCGTCCATTGCTGATGCTGCACCGTCCAGAGTTCCGTTGCTCACGTCGCCGCGTAGCTCGTCTATGGCATGCAGGAACAATCGTCGCTGATACTGGTCAGCAAGCATATCGGCGTAACCAGAGAGGTTTGCAGCGCTGGGGCATGCTCTGGCAGTCATCATCACATCGGTAGCATGCTGATCACCACATTCCTCAGCCACCATCAGAGCGTCAATCAGTTTACGATTTCTGGCCTGTTTGCGGATCACCTCAAATGCTTTCCGGTAGAGTGGGATGGTGAACGCTTCAGCATCAATCCGGGCGATAACGTCATTTGCCGCCGGGGTAAGTCCGCCGAGAAGTAACCCGCCAATGACGCTGGCTTCGATATCCTGTCTCATAGTGAACCCTCCTTGACCTTGCGAAGCGTCTTCAATTCCATCAGGGTGTCGAAGTTCGCACACCATCCGGATCCGTCCGGCCCACCAAAGTAAAACTCTCTGGCAGATGAAAGGAACGCTTTGAAATAGTTACGGAAACCTTCGACATTCTTCTTGGCAAGGTGGGTAGCCATCTCACGAATTGCTATTTCCCGATCCCGATACAATTCAGCAAATGGCATACGCCCATCAGTAACTTCGTTGTAGGCGTCGATTACTGCCTGACAGTCAATATCAACACCTTCTCGCTGCCACTTCTCGGCGTCAGACAGGTATCCGTCGAAATATTTAACGCGGCAGATATTTTCCGGCTTAGGAAATGAGTTCCCTTTTTTCTTCCAGGTTTGAATTACCCATCTGGTAACCAGGGTGACGTCTTGCAGGGTGTAGGCTTGTCTGGTCTTGGTTGCCGTCATCAGCTTCAGATAGTGCTCAGCAGAACGGCACGATGAACCGGTTAGCTCGTTGTAATACTCAAGAGCCTTAATCGCCCCTTCCAAATCCCCCTCGGGGGGTATGGGGGGATCTTGTTTTTCTTTCTTTTGAATAGTGTCTTTTGTGTCCCCCTGTTTTGAGGGATACGACTCCCTCATTTTGAGGGATGTTTTATCCCTCGTTTTAGGGGATTTTCCCTCACTTTGAGGGATACACCATTCTGAGATGTTTTTATTAGGTCCGAACATGCCGCCTTGCTGCTTGATAACGTTCATTCTGACGAGTTCTAACTTGGCTTCATTGCACCGCTTGACTGGCAACTTTGTTATCTCGCTAAGTTGCGAATCGCTTATTCTGTCCATTGGCTTATTCCAACCGTAGGTTTTTCGCAAAATGGCAAGCAGCACTTTAAAATGTCGCTTGGTCAGATCTGCGCCTGAATAAGCCTCAAGGAGCATGTTTGATAGTCTGGCGTAACCATCATCGAGATCTGCCACCTGACGCTCCACGGCCTCCAGTGATGGCCTGTAGTCTGCTAATTGCTTAACGACGCCCATGCTTCACCCCTGCCTTAGCCATTGCGATACGAATAACGCCAACAAGACGCTCTGCGAACGCCTTATTTTTAGAAGCAGCAACGACCAAACCATCTGGTGAATCAGGGTGTCGAATCTCTTCTTTTTCCTGGTACTTTTTGCGTTTAGCCATTAAAATGACTCCTGTAAATTGCTTTAAAAATCCATCGTGATTTGGTCATAACGCTCGGTTGCCGCCGGGCGTTTTTTCTTTCCGCACATTCTCTCTTCCAGCAAGTCAGCCAATCCCACAACAACACGTGAAATGTCGTCGTCAGTAATCGAGTAACCGATGAATTCGAGTAGTGCAGCCATGCGCGGTATGTAGTGTTGCTTCCACTGAGATACCGATGATTTGTTTACGCCCATGTGTTCAGCTACACGGGTTGTGCCAATAATGGCGATGCGGTTTAAGATCCAACTCTCAATGTTGCGAGCGCTGGTTTTGTTGCGTGTTGTTAAGTCATCCATTTGTTAAATTCCTTGGTGTTGAATAGTTAATTGATAAATCGTTTGTTCTTTTTATCGTGCACCATTGACGGTCATCCATGACCACGCCGGGCACCCGACCATATACCGGGCCGTTCGGTTGTTACTGGTGGTACATCAGGCGTTTTTTATGGCGCCGGATGAGGGAATAACTCAGGGAGATCAGGTCTGATTTCATGCGCCTTAATCTCGCCACCCGTGGCATTGACGATTGCATTCACCTTCTCTGGTGAGACAGAACCGCCATTCAGCCATTTGTGCACCGCTGGCTGGCTGACACCGCAGACATCTGCAAGTCGCTTTTGGCTGCCAACGATTTTCAAAGCTCGTTGAATAACTAAGTTCATGGATTTTTCCTATCCGATTACTGGATTAATGAAAAGATAACTCAAGTTATGATGAATGTCCATAACCTTTGTTATTTTACTCTGCATAACCTCGGTTATATATTGGTGAAATGAAAACATTCGCAGAAAGACTGAATGCGGCAATGACAGCCGCGGGGGTTTCTCAGGGTCAATTGGCTGAAATGGTGGGTATATCCCAACCAGCAATTCAGAAGATGACATCAGGGAAAACAAACGGCAGCCGCAAGATGGTTGAGCTTGCTAATGCGCTGAAAGTAAGGCCGGAATGGCTTAGTTCAGGCATTGGTGATATGCGTTATGAAGTCAATAAAGATTCTTCAATTCCACCGGAAAGCGAATGGGGATCAGTTGACGCTTGGGACAAGAACACGCCACTACCAGATGATGAGGTTGAAGTGCCGTTCCTTAAGGATATCGAGTTTGCATGTGGTGATGGGCGTGTACATAGCGAAGATCACAACGGTTTTAAGCTGAGATTCTCAAAAGCAACATTGCGTCGCGTTGGAGCCAATAGTGATGGCTCTGGTGTTCTCTGCTTCCCGGCGACCGGTGACAGCATGGAACCAGTAATACCCGACGGGACAACCGTTGCAGTAGACACGAATAATAAGCGCATAGTTGATGGAAAGCTTTATGCGATCGCCCAGCCTGGAGGGGGAGACGATAAGCTGAAGCGAATAAAACAGCTATATCGCAATCCCGGCGGGATGCTGACTATACGCAGCTTTAACCGTGAAGATGAGACGGCGAACGAGTCCGATGTAGAAATCATTGGGCGCGTGTTCTGGTACTCCGTGTTGCTGTAGTGGCCTGAAGAGACGTTTGGGTGATAAGAGAATATCTGATAGTAGGCGTGGTTACTTTGCTCTCGGTTGTTGCGATCGTGCTTATGGTGGCCTGATGAGACGTTTGGGTGAGATTGATGATGTGAGAGAGGTCGCAGAGATGCGGCCTTTTTTTTGCTCAACATAATGCAAGCATAAAAATTAAAAATAATTCTTGCTTGTATGGTTATACAGTGATTATTATGCAAGCACACCTTACAACAAGAGTGCCTACAATGTCAGAAGATCAAAAAGAACCTACTGGAAAAGCAAAAGGCGGCGTTGCCAGAGCTAAATCTCTCACTGCAAAACAAAGAAGCGACCAAGCAAAAAGCGGAGCTATTGCCAGGTGGGGCTATAAAGCCACTCATATGGGTAATTTTAAAGAGCAATTTGGAATTGACGCTGAGTGTTATGTTTTAAATGATGATTTAAAAACTCCCGTTGTAACGAAAACAGGATTGGCTCAACTGCTTCAAATAGGTACTCTTGCTCGTGATATAGACAGGCTGATGTCGGCTCCATTTATGAGTGAAATGCGTGATCCAGATTTAGAGGAAAAACTAGAAAAACCTCTTAAATTTCAATTGGAGGCGCGATCCAATAATTCAACGATTGCGCATGGATTTGATATCGGCGTAGTAATTGACATAGCTAAACTTCTAGTCAGGGCAAAAGAAAAAGGGGTTTTGCCAGCCAACAGAATTGCAGCAGCAGAAGCCGCACAAAGACTTATGAATGCCTCTGCCAAATCAGGTATACGTGGTGTTGCATATGCTGTTTCTGGTTACGAACCCGCTGCGCAGGCCGTAATTGAAGCTTTCAAGATGTATGTACGCGAGGAAGCTCGTGCGTGGGAAAAGGAATTTCCTGATGAACTTTACTATGAATGGTATCGGCTATACGAACTTAAAAAACCAGAGAAAGGAGGTCACCCAGGTAATTTCCGCTGGTTCACCGAGAGACACATCTACGAAACACTAGCCAAGAGCGAAGGAAAGATACTAGATATCGCTAAAGAAAATCGCGAAGAAAACGGTAAGAGAGGGGACAAAATACATATGTTTCTTTCGGACGTAGGTGTAAAAGCTCTCCGTAGGCACATTGGCAAAATCATCGGTATGGCATCAATGTGCGAAACAAAGGAGCAGTACGAAAGCGCCCTAGAGCGAGTTTTCAAATAAATCGTCAATATCCCGGCAACCGCGCCGGGTTTTTACTGTCCTTTCCTCACGAACTCCGCAGAGTCCCTAAGCAATCCCTTGTGAATCACATTACCCACCGCCCTCCTCTTGGCCTCCAGACTATCCACAATCGCATCCCTATTAATCACCACCCCGCCGATAATCAACTCAACAACCGCGCCACCGATCTCGCCAGCGATGAAAGCTGCACGATCTTCTAGTAGTTCATCTCTTCCAATATCCATTCCTAAACCCATAACAATGTCCTCTTTGATGTTTTTCTGAGCATATCACCCATTTTTTACAAAAATAAATTCATTTAGTTATCATGTATTTATAACTTTTGTGATGATAATTATAAATTAGGTTATTGCCATTACTCATAACTAAGGTTATCTTTGTCCCATCGAAACAACACAGCGTTTCGGTCAGTCGAACGGCGCGACAGTAAATCATGCGTCGGCCCCATGGCGAGCCAATGGACGGTTCCAATATGCGGGATTGCTTAACCTGATGTTTTCTTTTTAGAGAGATCAACATGTTAAGTGATTGCATAGAGCATAACCAAAAACAAAATTACGGTACCACTTCAACTCGAATCAACGGTAAGACAGTGGCGATAAGGCTTCACAGGAAAGCCTACTGCGAATCAGTCGGTGTCTCTATTGAGAGCATTAAAGGGCGTGTAGTGCTGCATATGTGTGATAACCCGCGATGCATCAACCCAGAGCATTTGGTGCTTGGTACTCAGTTGGAAAACGTAAGGGATATGGAAATTAAAGGGAGAGGAAATCACGTCTCTGGAGAGAGAAACGGTTCCGCGAAACTTACCGCAGAAGATGTTCTTGAAATACGAAGCTCCACGCTGAGTAACAGGAAAATAGCAGCCATCTATGGACTGTCTGATTCGTACATTAGTTCAATTAGGCTTCGCAAGAAGTGGAAACACATATAGCCCGCCTAGGCGGGTTCAGGATGAACGGCAATTGGATGCAAACGGAATGGTTTGTAGTGCGGTGAAATGCAACTGCCAGACAGTAACCGGGAAGATAAGCAACCCGGAACCGCACCACAAAGGATTCCGATTTAATCGGTTACGGCGCGTTAATTAACTTATGAGGTGAGGCAATGGAAGGTAATTACTTTCGATGTACCGGCCAGTGGAATGATGAAGAGTTCGATCGGGTTATTGAAGCGGAAGATGAAGGCGATGCGCGTGACCACTGGATGTACTGGTCGTGGATAGCTGGAGCAACGTTGAAAAATCTGGAAATTAAACAGGCTGCCTAACTGGCGGCCTTTTTATTAGCTCACGATACAAACAGAGGGTAAGGGTATGAAAATTGGGGTGCATGATGGCATTCACTTCGATCCTGATGACGAGTTCAAAACAGAGATAAACCCCAAGGCTTTAGCGGCTCTGATAAAGCAATACAAGCACTGCTGTCGAATGACTAAGCATTGCAGCTCAGTGGCAGCATACCGCCTCTGCCCTCACAAATTGGCAAGAGCAAAGCAATACCAGACTCGTCGCGATCACCTTGAAATATTCCTTCGGCTACTCCACACCGAAAGCAAGGAGTATGACATTGAGGAAATTGACGATCACTTCGGTGGTGAAGTTGACGACTGGTCGCTAATCCTAAAAGACAAGGTCCCAGACTAACCCGCTCCGGCGGGTTTTTTATTGCTGATACCAAAGCATCTTCACGAGGGTGCTCCGTTATCAGGGCGGCTATCCACCGCTTAAATTTCTGTATCGATGAAAATTGCATGCAGAGGTCTTTAGCTCAGCGGCGCGGCTTAAGCGCGGAGATGATTATGACTCTTATCGAATTGACCAAAAAGAAAATGGCAATTGAAGCCGAACTGGCTCAGTTGAAGGCGAAGTTTGCTGATGATACCTCACGCATCGGCAGGGAGTTGATTGCCGTGTCTGAGGGTATAAACCTGGCCAATAAAGGTCTAACGGTTGATATGGTTCGGCATGGCATGACGATCATTAACTTCGGAGACCCGAAACAAAGCGCGGAGCGACGCGGGTGTGTTGAAGACGCGATTAACGACATTGCGTCGGGGTTCACCCGTCTGAGCGAGCGTTATTTTGGCACAAAAAACTACGCCCAATGGAGCGATTAGCGTGAAGACCATCGCTATGGATATGGCCCTAAACACGGCTCTATCTGCTTCAAGATTGGCTTAACTGGCACCGCACTTAATAAGCTGGCAAGCGGCGGGTTGAGTGATTACGACGCTGAATGCGCTATCAACTGCCTGATGAACATTGACGCCATCAATGCGGCAAACGCCAAAGCCCGGGAGGCATCATGACAGTCACCCACAACAACAAGCAGTACACAGTGACAAAGCTTGCAAACGGGCATTCGTATCGACTGACATCCATCAATAAGCCGCGTGAATCATTAACCCTTAACCGCTGGCAAATGCATATCGCTGGGTTACTTGAACAGGTCGAGGTGAAGGCATGATTGACCACTACTTACTGCGGGTTGCTCAGGGAGAGCTGGCGATTGCCAAGGTTATTGGCGACGGCAATCTCTGGGCCCGAGCAATGCAAAAGATGCGCGTTGCAATGGGGACGCCGAGATATAAGCGTGGGGGCTCAAATGGACAAGCTATCTAAATGGCTAACCAGTGGTGAATACTTGCCACACTTCATGCGCGATTTTCACGACCAGAAAGACGTTTTCAAGACCATGCATAACACCATTAAAAACGCAGACGAAAATGGCAACCCGCGTGATGGTCATATCTATGTGGTTGATACCTTTCTTTGGTATATGGCTCGCTGCGGATACACGCTGCAAAAATCACGGAAAAACGTCACATTCAAAGATATGCAAGTTGATATTGACCGCTTCAAAAGAGAAATGACCGACGCCTTTTCCAAGATGCTTTCTGATAAGTAAATACTAAATTCACCCCCCCTACTCGTCCGGCTATAGCAGACGGGAAGCGCACAACCAAATTTCAGGAGAGACCATGAGTGAAGTAACGGATTTAGTCGTTATCGAAAAATCGAGCGCAATGGCTGTATTCACCAATAACGAGCAGCTCGATCCCATCATTGAAAAAATTGAGAAAGAAGCTCGAAGCCTGGTACCGGATGTATCCACCAAGAAAGGTCGTGATGCTATCGCATCCATGGCGCACAAGGTTGCGCGTTCAAAAACATATATCGACAACGCCGGTAAAGACCTTGTAGCAGAACTGAAAGCATTGCCAAAGCAGATTGATGAGAGTCGCCGCATTGTTCGTGAGCGTCTGGACGCGCTGAAAGATGAGGTACGCCGACCGCTAACAGAGTGGGAGGAAGAACAGAAGCGAATTAAGGCAGAGGAAGCCGCCCGGATTAAAGCCGAAGAAGACCGGAAGAAATTCGAATCCGATCATGAAATTGCTTTGCTGATGAACGACGTATTCGACCGTGAACAGGCAGAGAAGAAAGCGGAAGAAGAACGCCAGCGCATTGCTCATGAAGAAGAGTTAAAGCGTCAGGCAGCAGAACAGGCCAAGCGTGAAGCTGAAGAGAAAGCAGCGGCTGAACTGGCGGCAGCGAAGAAGCGTGAAGAGGATGCGATTGCAGCAAAAGCTCAGGCTGAATTACTGGCTAAGCAAGCACAAGAACGCGCAGAGCAGGAAGCTAAAGACGCCGCTGCGAAAGCTGAAGCAGAGAAGAAAGCAGCCATTGAAGCGGAACAGCGCAAAGCTCAGGAAGAAGCAGATCGCATCAAACGTGAAGCTGAAGCGAAAGAAGCCGCACGTCTGGCAGAAGAGAAGCGTATCGCTGACGAAAAGGCAAAGCGTGAAGCTGACGTGAAGCACCGCAAGGCAGTTGGAACTGAAATAGTTAACGCACTCACCGCTAATACCAGCATCTCGCGTGACCAGGCTATCGAAGTCCTGAAAGCGCTGATGGATGGCCTGGTACCGAGAACACAAATTAACTACTGAGGTGCATATGAAACTGAAACTCAAATATGACCACGCTCATGGATATCTGGACAGCCAACGCAATCAGGTCCTAGAGCTTGATGGTGTGACGCTTGATGGGACAGTAGACACACGAGAAGTTCTCCCGCAGTTGGATGGTGCTGTAGTTCTCGAATGGCTTACTGAGCAGGGTTATGTAATCACACATCAGGAGCGAGCAGCATGATCGTTGCAGAGCGATGGGATGATGATGCTTTCATCCGGCTGATGGCTGATTTAATTCTCGCAGATCCAGATGAAAGAGATGAACCGGTTAACCTGGCTGCTGAGCGACAGAATCCGATTATCAGTTGGGCCGAATTTGCGGGGGATTTTACATGAATCTGGATCAGTTAGATGCGCCATTTGCGAGTGAAGATATTGAATGGCGCATTCAGCAGGCGGGGAAAAATAATAACGGTATCTGGGCAAAAGTGCTGGCCTACGTAACCAACAGGGCAATCATGAAGCGCCTTGATGAGGTATGTGGTAAGGCTGGATGGCGTAACGAGTATCGAGATATCCCGAACAATGGAGGGGTTGAGTGCGGTATTTCCATCAAAGTTGATGGCGAGTGGATCACCAAGTGGGACGCAGCCGAAAACACGCAAGTAGAAGCGGTTAAAGGTGGTCGCTCAGGAGCTATGAAGCGTGCAGCTGTCCAGTGGGGTATCGGGCGTTACCTCTACAATCTGGAGGAAGGCTTCGCCATTGTATCGGCACAGCGGGCACCAGGATTCCATTATGCCAAGTCAAAAGAGGCTGGCGTGTTTTACTGGAAACCGCCTTCCCTTCCAGCCTGGGCATTACCTGACGGATCAGTTGTTCATCAGCCAGAACCACGGTTACCAGAGCAAATCAACGAGTCAGAACCACCTCAAGACGTGGACGCTGATAAGGTGCTCGCCGATTTCTCCCAATATGCCAGCAAAGAAAACGACGGCGTGAAATTGAAAGCTCGTTATGAAGAAACGTGGAAGTTGTTAAACGGATTTGCTGAGCATCAGGCTAAATGCAAAGACGTTACCGGCATTCGAATCAGAGAATTAAAACAGGCGGCATAACCGCCTATCCTATCTAACAGCGGGCGGCATCGCCGTTATCGATATGACTCCAGAAACTATCCTCAGCATTCTGCGCAAGGACGCGCGGAACAATATCACTGCGTTCCATAGATGGAAAACTTCAGCAGGCGCACTAAGCCACTCAGAAGGAATCACCCTCAATTACCACGAGCCATATTACGAGGGATGGGCACCTAACTTAGAGATGCAACAAACATTCATCTCAGGTCCTGCGCTGGACCAGATACAACAACACCTGGTCGCTGAGGAATGGGGAAACGGAACGATCGGCGGCTGTGTGTATCGCCTTAAGGAGAACCAATGAGCGAACTTTGGCAACCGTGGGAAAACCTGTTCCTGCATGAAGTTGGCAGAACAATGCCGGTTCATGTTATCGCTGAAAAGCTTGAGCGTTCCGAATCGGCAATCACTCGCCAGGCATCACGTATCGGCGCACCACTCATCAGAAAGATGACCGGCAGACCATGGACACCAGCCGAGCTTCATCTCTTTGGTCGGTTCTCAGAGGAAGAGATAGCCAAGGCAACCAATCGAACCATTTACTCAGTCAGAAGCAAGCGTAACGTACTGGCCCGCTCCGGAGGATTAACTATGCGTGAATGGTCAACGGAAGAGTTAGCAATACTGATGCGCTACACCAACGCAGAAGTAGCAGAGATTACCGGTAGGAGTATCGAAGAGGTCGGAGATAAGCGTCTGCAGGTGAATATTGAGCGGAATGGCTGGGATAAGCATAAACCAGAGGACACATGACGCTAACCAAACGAATCACAAGGTCGCTATGTCGGTCTTTTTATTTTCTCGCGTTCACCTTCAACCGAATTAACCGACAGTTTATGGAGCACTGATTATGAGTGAAAAATTACGAATTGAACTTGGCGATAAGTACGTCGTCACCGGGTCTGCGCATGACCTGATTCTTAATGAGAAGAAGATTTCCAAGGAAGGTAAAAACGCCGGTCAGGAAGTACTTTCTCGACTTGGTTACTACAGCAAGTTTGAGCATCTGGTACGTGAATTAATGCACAAAGAGATTCTGGAATCCGAAGCACAGACCCTCACTGAATTACGCGACCACATCTATCAACTCAGCGAGAGGCTGGGTAAGGCTGTTGGACTATGACATCAGAAATCATCGATCAGGCCAGCGCTCTCGAAGAGATGATGCGCGACCATGCTATTCAGGCTCACAGACTCAACCACTCAGCAGTATCAGCAACGCACTGTGATGAATGCGGGGACAAGTTACAGGATGCGCGCCGGAAAGCGTATCCGGGATGCACGATGTGCGTTAGTTGCCAGGGTGAGATGGAATTGCGGAATAAGCAGCGAGGCGGGTGATGGCAGCCTATTACAACGAAATCGACCAGTATGTAGCTCAATGGCTGCGTAACCTTATCGCCGGTGGTCACATCGCACCAGGCGAAGTTGACGAACGGAGTATTGAAGATGTCACACCTGACGACCTCAGAGGATTTACCCAATGCCACTTTTTCGCCGGAATTGGCGTCTGGTCTCATTCCCTGCGTCTCGCCGGCTGGCCAGACGATAAGCCAGTCTGGACTGGTTCCTGCCCGTGCCAGCCTTTCAGCGCGGCAGGCAAAGGAAATGGGTTTGATGACGAGCGGCACCTATGGCCTTCTTTCTTCCACCTCATCAGCGAGTGCAGACCTCAGCACATCTTTGGCGAACAGGTTGCAAGCGGTAACGCAAATACATGGTTCGACCTTGTACAAGCAGACATGGAAGGATTGGAATACGCCTTCGGGATTGTGCCGTTTACGTCAGCGGGCATCGGTGCGCCGCACATCAGAGAGCGGGCATACTGGGTGGCCAACGCCAGTAGCAAATACGAATCCACAGCCGGAAACGAAACGGGGATTGCAGCACGTCTCCGGAGCAGCTCGCCTGACAGGCTGGCAAACACCGGTGGCGAACGACTCAACCGGATCGACTCATTGCTACAGCGGGAAGAATCAGGACGGGTCGCCAAAAGTGTGCCTGAAGTTACCGGGCACAGCGTTACTGGCTGGATGGGTTACGCCGACCACTCGCGACTGGAAAGACACTTCGGGAATGACGGCGCAGCGGGACGGAAAGGACAGGCTGGATCAGTTGCCGCGTCAGGCGTACACATGCGGCCCCTTGAGGTTAACGGTTTTTGGCGTGATGCAGACTGGCTCTTATGTCGAGATGGCAAATGGCGTCCAGTTGAACCCTGCACATTCCCGCTGGTTGATGGGGCTGCCGCGCGAATGGGACGAGTCGAGTCCGGGGTGGCAAGAGTGGCAAGCAGCAACCGCACCGGCAGACTCAGGGGTTACGGTAATGCCATAAACGCACAGGCGGCTGCCGCTTTCATCAGCGCTTATATGGAGTCAGCCAATGTTCCAGTTAATTCAACGGGGTCAGATTTACGCTGACCAGCATGGTTGGCCCGTCATAGTTCACTCCGTCACTTCAGAAATAGTCCGCTACTGGCGACAGGGCCGGATCAACACCGCTTCAATCGACCGCTTTAATAACGATTTCGAACACCTAGACCCACACGAGGCGGCACAGATACGCGCCGAACTTGAAACAGCAGAACACTTAAAACGCCTCCGCGCTATGCGGGCGGCATGAGGAGAGATTATGGGGAAGATGACATTTGTCTTTGAATATGAGGACGGTAAAGAGCCGCCAGTCAGTGCTGCCGATGAGTTCATGGGAGGCAGGTTAGTTTCTGCGGCATTATATGATTATCGTGATGACTTTTTCACGGAAGAGCAAAAAGAAGCTATTGCCGAAATGTTGGAGGAGTCCGAGTGACATGACCATATTGAACAGCATGAAGCAGAAGCAATTATGAAAAAGGTCGAATCTCTCACCTACTGAGCGCAACTTATAGCCAGTTATGAGCTGGCTATTGGGTGCGAATGCACTGCCACGTTATCCCCCATTTGCCCGGCCAATAGTGCCGGGTTCTTTTTGCCTGGCTTCCAGGTTCGATTTCCAAACCGGAGATGAAACCCATGCAACACCAATTACAGCCCGATTCACTGGTTGATCTGAAATTCATCATGGCAGATACTGGTTTCGGAAAGACCTTCATCTATGACCGCATCAAAGACGGCACCCTGCCAAAAAGTAAACTCATCCACGGCCGCGCACGCTGGCTATATAGTGAACACTGCGAGTTCAAACAAAAGCTCTTAAGCCGCCTCGATGGGTAA